TGCTGCGCGTGCACCTGCTGCTGAACTTGTCACGACTAAAGACTTGGCTGACATTATGTCTAAACAGTTGACCACCCAAATTGAAACACGCGATTTGGTTAAATCACTGCTGGAGATTGTGCAGTCTCGTTCTAACGGGAATGACACCGCAACACCACCTGCAACGGGTAACGATAAATCTGCTGCTGTGAATCGGGCTGCTTCACCAGGTCGTTCTGGCCCAGTGAACATGAACCGTAATCACTGACAGTAGTTGGTTAAGGGGACTTCGGTCCCCTTTCTTCATTGAGGTATCACATGGCACAAGAAACTCGTTTTCTAAAGGAAGACCATCGTTGGATACGCCAGATGTTTTTAACGGACGGCAATAGTTTCGACGACTTCCTACGCTCTAAGCGCACAGCTACCTCGAACTTCTATAAGTACGAGGACACCACATTAGGTGGTCACCGGACAATGAACCCCCCACCGCAGTTCACACGTTTCTGCGATCCAAAAGGGGACCGTCTGTTACCGGGCATCAGTCGTGGGATGGGCGACTACTACAGCGAAGCAATCGACGACAACGCCAGAACGATCTCAATGCGATTTGGTGTACCAGAATATACTGGACTTGTCAGCTTCTTCAGTAACTTCTATAGTTCTGATGCTGCACAGGTTGTCAAATCAGGTAAGTCAAGTAGTTTCTTCTACGACGCTGGTAAACTTTCCGGTTATGTAGCGATTCTACCTTTCATGCCCTTTATCATGATCGGTCGCACACTTAAAGCGCTGGCAGGTACACCGTCTACTCGCTTCTATTATCTGCGTCCGTCTATGCCGATCTATTGGAATGCCGTACAGAGCTTTGCTAACCGTTTAGCAGCTAACATCGGCTTGACCATGGGTCAACAGAATACCGAACTCGCTGTTGCTAAACTGGATGCACAGGGCATGCCAGTGAAGAACCCTGAAACTGGCGCTATCGTTTACGACAACATTAACTTCGACGTTCCGAATAGTCAGTTTGATGAATATCTTAAACTGCTGCCAGAGTTGTGGACACCGAACGGTTCAATCGATGTTTATTCGCTATCTAACCGTGCACAGCGACTTTCCGATGTATGGAACAACTATCTGGCTAAGATTGCTACCGATACTGCAATCGTCTCAGATGAGAGTTGGCGTCAACGCCTGACGAGCTATCCTGGTCATACCCACAAAGAGATGATCGATGCGCTGAATGGCACGCCACTTCAATTGGCACTGCAACGTTGGTACAACACACCGGCTGGTGAACGCGCGTTAGACGATCAAGGTAAAGATCCAAAACGTGGTGAAATCACAAAGGATGCAAGTGCGGTAGATCGCTTTATGAACTACGCATTGGCGGAAGCACGAGATGGTGCACAGTTTGTCTCCTTCTATATTCAGGAAGGTGGCACAGCAAGCGAGAGCTTCAGTAACTCCACTCGTGCGCCAGACATCGGTGAGAAGTTCAACAGTGTAAGCAGTGGTGTCCGTCAAGCACGCATTAACTTTGCAGATGGTAACACTGGTATCGCACCTATCGATGCGGCTATTGGTGCTGCAACCGAGTTTATCAATGGTGCGGTGGGTGGTATCCAGATGTCCGGCCTACTTGCTTTGGCGGGTAACGCATTAACTGACATTCCTAAGGTGTGGGATAGCTCAACTTCCTCTCTACCTAGGATGGATTACACCATCCAGCTTCGCTCTCCGTATGGCAATAAACTCTCACGCTTCCAGAACCTCCTGTTGCCACTGGCAATGATTCTGGTTGGTGGCTTGCCGCGCTCTACGGGTGCTCAGTCCTATGGTGCTCCGTTCCTCGTTGAGTTGTATGACAAAGGTCGTGCTCAGACTCGTTTGGGTATGATCGAAAGCATCAACGTAACACGCGGTGTGGGTAACATCGGATGGAACCAGGATGATGAATTCCTAGGCATTGACGTACAGTTCAGTGTGGTGGATTTGTCCAGCATTATGCACATGCCGTTGGGTACGAGTTCTGGTCCACTTGACGTTATTCGTCCAGGCGGGTTGAACCGTGCATTCTTCGGTGACGATACTGCGTTTACTGATTACCTTGCTGTTCTTTCTAGCATGGGGTTAGCAGACCAGATCTACCGCACGCGTGCACTTGCTCGTAACTGGCGCAGAATGAAGCTTGAATTCAATAGCTTCTTCAGCGTGTCGCATGCCGCCAGTTGGTTCGGTGGTACGTTACCGGGCCGTGTTATCTCCGCACTGTCCAATGTCCGTGCTAACGGATAACAGCATAAAAGCCTCCTCTTCCCATTCGGGAAGAGGAGTGCTTATTTATGCGTAAGGGATGTTCGGATAGAATGCACGCAGCAATGAACTGCCGCTCTGTCGTGGATAACTACTTGCAATTAATGCGCAGATAGATTCCGGGTTAGCGTCAGACTTAGCTTGTGCGATCAATGACGTATCGAGTGAGGATTGCGTGAAGATAGCCAATACAACTTCGTTCGCTTTCAAGAACGGATCGAGTCGATAGCTACCCGAGTGCGCGTCGTCAAACTTCAACCACTGTGGGTCTAACCGAGTCATAGTGTCGACAATCTTAGTACGCAACGTAGGGTACTCACCAGGTGACGTGTCGTACGGAACGTTGTAGTTGCCGAGGAAATCGGTGATAGCGGTCGGGTACTGCTGCATGATAGCGTCACCACCCATCTTATCGATGAGCTTATTCAACATTTCCAGGTCGCCGTTGTACAAGACAGATGGAATGCTGTTGGACGCACTGTAACGAGCAAAGTTACCATTGTACTGCTGATCGTTGGCATAGACTTTGTCCCACAGCTTATCAAACAGGTCAATCATACCAAGCTGACTGGCCTGTTGCAGCAGACTACCAAACACAGCAGACTCGCTTCGGGTATCAAACAGTGTGCCGACTGTGTTCGTGCCTAATAACCGGTTAGCAGCCGTGAATAGAGAGTTAACATCGCCCAGGTCAGCCCCAGCAGCGATTCGCTGGATGCTTTGACTGTCACGCATAACCTTTTGCATATCCATACCCGTCACATTAGACATGGTAGTGATAGCAGCTTCATTCAAGCTCGCTTTAGCGGCACCAATAGAGTTAAGGTTCAGGCCAGTATAGTTCTCTAACTGTTTCTTTGCGTCGTTCACTGCGGTTAATGCTGAGTTAGCAGTTTTAGCAATATCGGACAGCGTTGATTTGGTGAGAGAGATGATTTTGTTATTGGAGAAGAATCCGTCAAACGCACCTTTGATACCAGCCGCCTGCTGGTTGACGTAACTAACACTACGTTTACCGAATCGGTCAACTGCAACAACGACATCCTTTGGTCCAGTCTCAAAGATACTTGGTGCTACCTTAGGAGCGGCTTGCGCTACTTTGGCAGTTACGTTTTGCGTATCTTTCGTTACGCCGGAGACGGACGACTTAACACTCTCTTCAAAACTAGGCATCTCGAACTCCAAAAAAAAAAATAAGAAGAGTGTAGGTGTCCCCGAAGGGACACCGTGGTTATTTCTTGCCTGATCGCGCTATGCGTTCGATATAGGCATCAACATCCGCATCTGGCGATACATTATCAGAAGCGTCTGTAGAAACGGTCATATTATTTTCTATGACGTCACCTAAAACCACTCTTACCTTTTTCAGCGTCCTTTTGTTGCCTCGGTGAATCAACACATAAACATCGGCCTTGTCTACTTCTAACACACGTAACCCGCGCATGAAACTATCCCAGGTTATCTTATCCTTCTCTAAGGCTTTCGGCAAGTTACCGCGCACGGTTGTACGTTTATCACGCGGCACCCCGTTCAGAGGGTTTAAGACATAACGTGTAAGTAGTTTGGACCAAGTGTTAGGGCGAATACCAAGATCAATTAAGAAGCCGCGAAAGAGTTTAGCTAGCGCATCTCGTGCTGCGGCTTGACCGTAGTCTTCCGAGTCAAAGATGTCGTGCTTCTTACGCATGCAGTTCATCCCTCGCGGTTATAAGTTCAGCTAACATTTCAGCCAGTGACATTACGTCACAGCCCAGGCCATATGTACGACGTTGATAATACCCAACCTTCTCAGTTGGAGCGTTGTTGTAAGCATCAACCAACTCACCAAATGCCGTACGGAATTCGACTAACATATTGCCGAAGTTGCACGCCACCGGAGTAGGTTGAATCCATACGTTTAATCCAACACCGGTTGGTTCGCCCACTGGCGTTTCGATGTAGGAGTTCGTACGAATGCTAACAGCAGCCTGACGGATGGCTTCGAGCAGGTCGTCAGTACTTTGATGGTAGACTGTACCATGAAAGTTACGGAGGTATCTGACATGACTTTGATCGAACTTGCGCACCACCGTTAGCGGTAAGCGCTCCAGCAGTTCACGGACATCCTGCAAGGCAACTTCCCACTCTCCTGTCTCATTACGCTTCTCGCGATTGAGCCTTTTGTAGTAACGCTTAAAGCGATAAACTTCCAACATAGTCTATAGACCTCCTACTAATTAATATGGTATATACACATTAATAATGTATGTTTAAAATTACTACGAAACGAGGTGAGTTATGACGGTTGAAGTCATTCCTGCCAGCGACAACGACGAGGTATTGGCTTATACTCAGAACCTACGCAGGCGTATAGTCACTAAACTGATTGGCGTGCATCCTGAGGATATGCCAGATGACCCTAAGGTAGTAGGTGCTATCAACCAGACTCTGGATTCGATGGACCGTCAAGCCCTCGTCCTACGCCGTTTGGCACAAGACAAGAAACGTAACGACGATGATCGCTCAGCAGCTGTAATGATCGCACAGATCAACCAGATGACGGGCAAGGGTGAAAACCCATTCAGGATCGGTACAAACCCAGTTGAACCAAGCACTAATCCGGAACTCGCATACGAGCAAATCGCAACGCGAGAGATTCTACCGGGTGAAGATCTCGTGGGTATCGAAGACGACTCCTACGATAAATTCATCGAGCGTTTGGAAAACGAATAAGAGCATAGTAGGCTGGGGAAAACCCCAGCCTCTTTATGCCGTCAGTGCGCCATTGAGAAGAATGACACTCGCTCAAATGACATGCCGATATAGTCCGCTAATGCAAACTCCATATAGGCAGTGGGGTGTGCAACTTTAAAGGCTGCCTTTACCGTATCGTCCGGCTTCTCAGGCAAACGCTCACCGCGCAGGATATCAGGCGCAACCATAGTTACCCCCGGAGCTGCTTCGTTTCGGAAAGACCGTTCGTTAGCACATGCCCAATCTACCCAGTCGTAGATGACCACAGTATGGTAGTTCTTCGCCAGATAGTTAAGTGACATCGATTCGTATGGAACTCGAACCGGTGTTACCTTAACAACGCCACCCAGCTTAAACTCAACCAGGTCAGCCATCACCCGCGCTGTTTCTTTATCCAGGTTATACGGATAAATATTCAGGTCTAACTCCAACGGACCGCTGCGTGTTGGGTTAATCATCGTGCTGTACTGATGGATGGCATTCTGTACGATGGGTAAGATGTTTGTCATCATCGAACTGCGTAACGTATATTCGTCACGGTTACGATAGGCGACGTTAAACAGCTCAGTGTCGATGCCAATAAACGGAAACTCATCCCGTGTGCGCAGCAGGTAATCTGGCGGGTTCATACCGACAACCGCTTCGGGGTCCAGAATGTTCAGGGTGCCAAGACGAGTGTCAATAACGGCATCCAGCAACAACATGACTTTGGTGACCGCTAATCCACTCATGCGTTTTGTGCCTCTTTCTGGGAATCCTTAGTACTCTGCGCAATGGCTAAACCAATCTCGTCAGGCTCAAGCTGTTCGAGCAGAAGGATAGGGATAACCCATGCGTTGCCGGCCAACAACTCACCGACTTCCTTTGCGCTACCAACCGCATCGAGATAGTCATCGCCAATAACTGAAAGTTGGTCATCAAACTGAACTACGCTCTGGGTGATTGTCTCAAGGTAAGCCCGATAGTCAGTTTCATCTTCAAAGCAACGCTGACGAACTTCGAAACATAGACCAAAGAGAAACTCACGCACGGGCGCTTTAGGAGCAATGTCATTCCAGACGGAGGCCAGGGTCTCTTTATTGAGCATCATCACAGGCAGCGTGTTAAACTGCGTATCGATAATCCACTCTTGGATATCCTCGTACTGGTCGGGACGAACACGGGCGGTGGAGATCAGACGACGCTTAATGATCTCACGAAATAAGACCCGCACTCGTTCAACACAACTCAGATTTGGATTAAGCGGATAAGGAACACTAGGGGTCTGGCTCACGGTTACACCTTAAAGGTTGTTATCGAGCATCATGCTTTTCAGAATGATATTCAATGTGATTGTAGATTCCGGCCGAGAGTTCATTTGCAGAATCTCAGTCATGTTTGCCGTACCGGTTCGGGCGATTTGACGATTCATCTCAGCGAATGCGTCGAGGTCACCACCGCGCAGCTTAGCCAACTCCAGTCCAGTGTAGTTAAGACCTTTAGCATAAAAGATCTGCCACTCCGGGTAACTCAAACTCGCGCCCTTAGAGACGCCAGTGGGCTGGCCGGTTAACTGGTTAATGTGGAGGTTGTCATCCGGTACGCTGGTTTTCTTAACACGGAGCTGCTGCTGTCTACGCAAAGGTAAATGGATAACCATATATTTCTTTGGTGTCAGCGTACAGTCACCGGTAACGGGGTCAGTCAACCAAAGTCGCTGATAGAATTCAATGCCCATCTTCTTACCGACTTCGATATTGCGTGTGGTATCCATCGCAACATCACGCAGTGGCGGTACAAAGATTCGAACATGAGCTTCGCCGGATTCAAGCTTTTGTATCCACGCGTCGAACTGCTCATCGGTCATACCAGCGAACAGATCTTTATATAACTTGGCGTTACCGCCACCGGGTAAGATTTCCTCTACCCATTTCAAAACCACTGCCTCGGCAGCAGCACGATTACCAAGTGCCATGATAGTTTCCTACTTGTGTTAGCTTCATACGATGCGTCACAAAAAGAACGGAAGAGACGCCGAAGCGCTCTTCACATTCATCAGAGATCACGAGGTACGTAGGCATCACGATAATCGTCACACCGGAACAAGATAGGATAGCCGTCGCCCCGCCACGTCATATCGCGTATTTTATCGCGACCACCACAATAGTCACGCATCCATCGGATTTCACGAGTAGAGGGTCCAGACGTTGGGGTAAGCGTACCATTGGCTAGATTGATAATGTCTACTGCACGTTCACGATCAACCGGCTCTTTTAACCAGTCGGCAATAAAACACACATTAGCCACTATTGATAAAAGAAGGCCAGCGATTAAGAAAATAATCGCATTGACTTTGCGCTCTTTCATTCTACCCCTTTATCTTTATCTTGGATCTACTTGGATCACCTAAACGACGATACTTAACCAGGCTCTGGATATTACGATCTTCGGCGTCTTCTGCACCTTCGATTCGAATTACCGTTGAGGGAATGCTTCGACGTTCGGCAGTATCGATTGCATTACGTGTACCGCTAGAAACCCCATCCCAAACTGCGATCAGATTGTCTGCGTGTAGCAACATCGATGCGTTACGAACCATACCCGCCCGTCTACCATTCGCCTCCCAGTTAGCAGGCCACCCAACACATTTCCACCCATTGCGTTTTGCGAAGATGCGAGCAAGACGATCAACGCCGAACTTAGCTTCCCCTTGCAACAGGATGGTATCTGCCTTAGAGCGATCCTTAAGGCAGGCAGTCATATGTCTGGAGAATTCCCAGTAACTACGAATAGTTCGAGACCCAGAAATAACATACACATCGCCACCGGTTAACTGCCAGGGTTTAGCTATAGACATTCAGCCACCCCTTTCAGGACTCTCCGTATAGCAACATCCGTACCTTGGATCTGATCGATGGTTAATACACTGAAGTCAGCCCGAACATTGGTGTACCAGATTGACATGGTCAAATCAGCCAGCGTTCTGGTAGATGGATCTGAAAGCAAATCCAACACGCGTGCACGTTTATTACCAGTCAACCATTCCAATGGATCAGCCAATGCTTGTTCGTCCACAGGGACCGCTGACATTAGTCTAACCACACCATCTGCTTCATTGGCGTGGAGCACGGCGTCCAGGCTGTCACCAAAGAACATATAGTGACTGAACTCATGTCTCCACAACTTGCACAGGGTTTCATTATCTAACTTACGAAAGATTTCAACGGTGCGAAGGAATGAAAGGTTGGTGGGGTCGTCGTACGTAAGACGGATAGTCTTTTTGATTTGACTGCGTAGCAACAGTCGCTGTACGTAATTCATTTAGCTTTCCTTAAATAGTCAATGTAATCCCTAAAGATCACATCACGCTCGGGGTAGCTCAGACCGTTGATATAGATGATCAGATTCCCCACTGCCACTGCCCTTGCTCTGACGGTAGACGCTTTCTTCCATTCCGTGTAAAGTACCCACAAGTTCTTGGAGACAATGCGGCGTTGACTGTACCTACGATACAGCAGCCTAAAGTGCATCTCCACCCACTCGTTGATGTAGATGTTGAACATCAGGGCATGTCCATTAGAGGCGTGGTCTACAAACTCTACGGCAGCATCGATCGTATCACTCACAACTGAGTGCCGTAAGGTTTTCTGAAGCTGTCGGTACCGCCACTTAGTAACTAAATGGCTAAACCACACACCGCCTCCTATTTAATGGCCCTGTGGTTAACAACGATGTCGCAAAGAGTCAGGATATCGATAATAAGCTCCTGTCTGGCATTGTGCCACTTCTCACGACGTTCCTTGTTGGAAATGTACCGGCCGGGACTCGGCTGCGTTAGAACGCGTCTGAGAGCGTCTACGTCGTCATTGCCAAAATTGCCAAGACACCAGTCGAATACACGGCGGGATGCCAAGTCCGGGTACGCATTAGAAGCTGCATGCTCTGGTTGTGAATACAACACACGAGCGCGCTCTACTAACTGACGAGTGGACTTCGTGTATGTTTTAATGAAAGTATGCTTTGCTGGTAAATGTTCGCCAGTTTTGGTTGCATACATCACTTCCAGACGGTCGAGAATACCTACTGCAAGTTCAGGACTATTGGCGGCATGAATCAGGCCCAGAAGGGCCTGAAGATAGCCGTCTACAACAACAGCTTTTAATTTGTTCACTATTTCATCCAGTAAGGTTTGTAATAGTCCGGGTCATCTTTAGGCAGACGCATGCGCAGGACGTCCATGGTGGAAAGCTCAGGACGGCGATCGCCTTCGTCTTCTGTGTAGCACCAGTGCTTACTGGTCTCTAACAGCACATCCCAATCATAGCCAGCTGCTTTGATGTCGGTGTACAGTTGATCCATTGTGCAATAGTACTTAGACTCCAGACGATGGTGCGAGTTGTGCAGCAACTGATGTACTTCACATGTGATTTCCATCGCACGGTTCAGTTTATAATCAGCATCACACAAACGACGCACGGTGGTACGTTGCAGTTTAACGTCAGGGTAGATCTCGCAGAAGTAACCCTTATCGTGTCCACCCATGCCCCAGCCTGGAGAGCTGCTGCTGTCTTTGTTCTGACGGAGATAACGCAGGAAGGTCAGACCTTCTTTAACACCTTCAGACTGAGACACAACCACATCGAACGTACCACCGGTTTTACCTTGCTTATTACGCAGGTACTGAACCGTGATCGCTTGCAGGTCGGTATCGCCTTTGATGTTATCGTTAGCATCGCGTGGGAACTCAGGTGCCTTAGTTGTCTGGTTAATAAGAATTTCCAGGCTACGGCAATACAGCAGCACATCGGTCAGGAAGGTAAACTTCTCAGGAGTAGCTTTAAACTTAATGTTACCCTTCATGAAGCTCAGCTTCTTCTTATCACCGGCGTACTTGTCCATGATGATTTCATCACCAACGTGAGCAGTGATGATCATGTACAGACCACCTGAACCAGTCAGGTATGGCATCTGCAACAGCATCTGGTTCTTAGCCATACTGCTTCGCATTGCTTCGGCGTTCAGCTCCGAGTCACCTACTTCGGCTTTGTCGTAAAGCTTGGAGACTTCTTCGATGGTCATCTGTGAGATGCCGTCAAGTTCTCCAATGGTCGGAAGCATGGCTTTAATCGGATTGCCTGACGCATCAAGGAATGGCGTTTCACGAGTGTACGCTTTGCTGTCTTTGATTTTCATCGAGACGAGTGCACGTAACTGATCGAACCATTTAGAGCCGAACATGACAGTCAGGTCACTAAAGCTCAGACGACCTTCACGAACCAGGTCCAGGCCGGCGATTTCTTCAAAGCCTTGTGCCAGTGTACAATAACGCATCGGACTACCGGAACCTTCGGTGTCGTGCGCAACCAGGATACTACGGATGTATTTCGCTAAAGCTGACAGGGCATAGTGGTGCGAGATCGTAGATTTGTACATGTTACCACGACCGCCCACGCCTGTAATCTTCGGCAGACCGCCATTGACGATACTGTTGCCTCGCTTACCACGATAGATAACCCCAGTTGGGATATCTAACAGGCAGCCGACGTTCAGCCATGGACGGACGTCCGGTGCCTTTTCGAAAAGGGCAAGTAAGGGATTCTCAGCGTTTGACATTCAAACAACTCCTCGTTGTTAATCATTTCTATGAAGCGCAACGTTCTGCTCATAAAAAGGTAATAGCATGTTAAAAAGTATAGAACTCCAGAAAAACGTCATTACGGTAGAATCGTTGGCGTTGTTTCGTCCTAACCAGAAAACGCTAGACCGTCTGGGTGGCTTTTTCACGGATGCCAGTGACGCTATCCGCAAACTATTGGGGAACATTACCGGGGCTAATGTCGCGGTAACTGTCGATGGTCGTAAATTCCTTCCATTGATCCAAAAAGCGGACTACACATCCATGTCTGCACTGCGTGTCCCGTTCCCAAAAGAGTTTGGTGTGGACTACGGCACGATCGTACAGATCATGCAGGAAGTCAATGGTGCACCGGAATCACTGTATCGTGATTTCCTTCAGCCATTCAGTCAGTGGATCGCTATCACACTGAACGACCCAACCAAGATGGAAAGCATTAACCAGTTCGTTAATGTCGACGTAGATCGCTCTAAGATCGCCCGTGCGCATCTGGCGAAAATCACCAAGGGTGGTAGTCAGTCCGAAGTACGTTACTCTCGTGCTGTCCGTAGTAATAAAGCGTGGGAGCCTATTCTGGATGGCATTAACCAGATTGCTGCACAGAATGCTAACGTCACTATCGATGACGTGCGTGTCAAGGTTAAAGAAATCGATGACATGCTCCAGATTCTGATCGGTAAGATGAACGAACCCTCGTTCGAATATCGTCCGTCTGGCGCATTCGTAGAGCGCCTGGTAAACCTGACCTATGCAATGGCCGCAGAGATTGAACTGTACGCTGAGTATCAGTACCTGTTTGGTTCTCTGGTTGAAGCGGTACGCGCTGACGTAGCCCTGCTGACTAAACATCTTAGCTAAGGCACATAAAGCCCCTCCAGACGCCCTTAGGTGTCTGGAGGGTTTATGCCGTTCTGTCTTTACAAAGCCATCCGTAGAACGCGCAGGATGTCTTCTCGCATTTGTGTGACTGACCCGTAACGAAGTGAAGCTGGCGTTTTGGATACGATGTCCATAGCCAGTTGGTAGAGCGGACCCCTTTCGGATGGGATGCTGATATGATGTTCAATAGTGCGTCCCCGTACGAGCATGGCGAAACGAGTAGGCAGTCTTAAAGCCTCACTGTCACGACAAAACGAGAACTCACGATTCAAACGTTCTAATGCAACGGTCTCATCAAACGAGTCCGAAGCAATATAGCCAAACAAGCACGAAAGCGCTATCATCCGCTTGATGCGGTTGGGTAGCACTTTGCAGAACACACAACCCGCCGTAAAGGTGGGTATCTCGTGGTGCCATAATGTCATGGCCATACGACTACTCCTTTGGAATAACACGGTAGTTAGCCGGGTACCCCATCCAAATCGTCGCGTCTTCGCCTGCAACCACCACAGTGGCGAAGTAAAGGCTATTAGGATCATTTGACCAGCTCAACACGGTGACCTTCGGATCTTTCGATGCGAGGTGTGACAGAGTGTTACGGCGTGGCAGGTCTTGACCCAATACAATACGAGTAGACAATGTACCAATCGACCCGTCTGCTTTCTTATAGTCGAGTGAAACAGGGATTGTCTTAGCAGCAGAATCAATCTCCTTCTTCAACTTAGAAGCAGTCTTACCTTTCTTCTCCTCGATATCATACAGACTATCGGTGATTTCACGAGCATGAACGTCTTTCAGCTTACCGGCTAAGAATTCAGTCAGTAACTTTTCAGCTTTCATGAGCGTATCGATTGCGTTCAACGCAAGTCTCGGTTTGGTGAGTTCCCGAGTGAGTAATTGGTCGCCACCATACATCAGGTCGTTTGTACCTGGGCATGGGTCCAACCACCGAGTACCATTTACAAAGATAGAACCATAGACACGCGAGTTGAGGATGTTATCCAAATGCCCGATAACCATCTCGCTGTAGTTATCAGAGTTGAGTTTGTATTGCGCCTGACGAATACTTTCCAGTACAGGGTCGGCTTCCTTTAAGAAGCTTACGCAGTACGTTGAGTCCGCCATGGGCTTAGCAAACAGTTCGTCATCTTTACCATGTGCGCCACCATAGTAAACAAAGCGACCATCTGGTGCCTGATGTGTTTCGTCACTGTCATTGGTAAAGTACCAACGAGGAGTAGACAACATTTTATTCACACCTGGAACTTTGACAGTCTCTCCACGTTCTACCGGAGGAGCATCAGTAAACTTAACGGTCCGCGATGCCTTAGCCAGCATAGCGAGCTGTTTCCCCTGAGTCGCGAGTTGGTCAGCACGTTGGTTACCAGGATCGTCGCCGTGTCCCTTAATCCAACGCCAGTCAACTTTCACGTCGTCACGAGCGAATTCAGATTTGAACTGATAGATAGACTCCCATTGCGATTGGTTTGCAACAGGCTCATGGTTTGCGGTTTGCCATCCGTTCTGACGCCACTTATCCAAATTATCCAGATAGTTCTTGCGCACGTACTCGGAATCCGGACGCATTAAAACGTCTTTCCATCCGTGTTCGCGAACAATCTCAAAGGCAAGGATTGCTGCACCTAATTCTGCGATGTTGTTTGTCACAGGCATAGGGTAGCTCACCAGCCCCTCGAAGTACTGAATCGGCTGTACCCATTTCGCGTCAGCCGGTACGTTCTTAACTGAATAATATCCTTTGTCGGTTGGGTGGTAGGAATCATCGTTTGGACCTTCAACAACTTCGCTGAAAGTATAACCGAATAATCCACTACCACCTGGTCCGCGTGGCGGTTCAGCACCACCGTCCGTGTAAATGACTACTTTGATTCCAGACATTACAGTGCTCCGTTTTAGACTGTGTTACTTCTACAGACCATTCGTATGCCCTGTAAGATTTTATTTATACTCGACCTGTCTTATGGTTTCTGTCTTTTGTCCTCGGGTTGCAAAAAATCCAATCTGGCATTTGCAGCAGAGAGATCTCGACCGAGCGCTACGTTAGCCTTTTTGATTTCGGCATTCTCTGCTTCAAGAGCCTTAATACGATCCGAGTCCATTCTTGCTCCCTGTTTGAGCGAAGCGTTTTCCAACATGTAACCTTGATTTGCGGTGTATAGAGTTTTGATTACATCATAACTCACAGCCCCAGCCAGAGCGATAATGATCAAAAAGACTGCAATATATTTAAAGACAGGGGATTTTTGTTTTCCGCCTCTCGGCCTGCTGTTGCCTCCGAAGAGTTCTTTCAGGAAAGGCCAAAGGGTCGGTACTAGCTTTATTAATAAGCCGAGCATCGATTGACCCCTAAATATTATGTTGTACTATTATCCCTAACGAGCGAGGATTACCACGATGTATCAGTTACGTGGTTTTGTGCCAATTACTGCTTTCTCTGACAACACAGAGGGCAAAGTAGCCGCCATCGGTGAATTGTCCCAGTTGTCTCGCAGCTTCAGTCGCGATGTGAACTTCCTTCGCGTTACTGAATCCCCTGATGTCGCACTTGCTGTATTTAACAACACGCGTGACGATAAGGTTGTAGCCCCGGAGGTAGTTTATTATACGCTATTGCTGAACATCTCGCAATGGCTTTTTACTAAATCTATTTCCGGTGATCTGCCAAAAGACATTAACACCCTCTTACAAAACCTGAACGCCGCGTTTAGTACGCGTGCTAAGGTTTTAGAAGTAGGTGAGATTGTCAGCAACGGTCGTTACTGGTTCCCAACGTACATTACCTGTTCCGCACTGGAATCGGATAATGAGGACAGCTGGCTTAAAGTTTGGTATACGGATGACGCATTCCGTCGTGAGTATGACCTCTACGAGCACAATGTCGCTAACCCACCATCGTTCGATAACCTGGACGATTTCTTCCTGCCAGCTGCGACAGTCATTGCGCGAATTAAAGCTATTGATTCTGAGTTAACAAACAAACAGAACAACAAGTATCGCGGTGACTACCCTGAAACCAAGCTGCTTACCACCAACTATGACTTCGTCAGTCCGCTGGATGAAGAAGATACCTACCCAGTTCCGTGGAGCGTATTCGTCTACGGTTTGGCTGGTATTTCCTCTGACAGCATTCGTGACAGCATCGTTGATCATATCCTGGCGAACTCCACCCATTCCCGTGATGAGTGGGAGCAGATCTTCCCGGATCTGTTTACACCGACGGAGTTCTATATCATTCCGTTCTGGGATCGCTATTCTTTGCCGGATAACAAGTTGGTTGCTGGTTTCTACTCACCTATCATCCCACTGAAAGCACAGCTGCCGACCGCCAAGAAATACTGCGTAGGTACTGAGTACACTGAAGCTCACCTGACTGCCAATCTGGATCTCGTGGGTAATCTGTATCGCTCATTGCAGTTCCTTACCGTGGGTAACCCGAAGAACCGTAACGCACCACTAGACTTCCTGTCGCTGTGGCCTAAGTACGCAATGATCTCTACGACCAATCTGGACTTCGGTCGCATTGATCCAGACACGCGTGAATTTATGATGCGTTTGACGGAGCTGTTACAGACCGCTGAGAAAGCGACTCAGTACACAGCAATCCCAGACGGCATGACTCGCGTAATTCGTGATGAGAAGATGTACATGACGATGGTACATGCCAAAGTCCAGTATGTCTGCGCCGTTAAACTTAACTTCGTGAGCGGGTGATAGCAATGGGTATCGTACCTACTTTAAACTCCTCCGGCCAATTCACGGTACAGACGCCGTTTAAGCTGGTTGATGGTGTGTCTTATACCTGTATTGCCAATCGTAAGTTTAAGGACTTACTGAATCAACAGGTGGCGGTTTGGGATCGGTACTATTCCCCTTATGGACTGACCCAGGAACAGTATAATCAGGACTTAAAAGATGAAGCGGTGTTGGTGACATTGTTTAGCGACGATGCACCTACGGTTTACATACCGAGCACCTACATCCTTTCCTACCCTGACGCTTCTGCTACCACGTTCAGGCATCGGGTGCTGAGCTGCTCGTTAGGCGCTATTCCCGATAGCCTTGCATTGGACGACTTCATTCAGAAGGTACGTGCGCTTGCCAGTGACGTTGTTGGTATTGAACCGACTGTAGCACTACACAGCATCACGTTGTCCACTGTGGTCACCAAGGAAGCAGCAGAAGCCTTCGAGGCAGCCAGACAGGCGCGTATTAACAATCGCACTACCGAACATGCTCAGTTACTGGCATCGCAATCGGAGAACGCGGAATTACGTACACGCGTTCAAATGCTGGAAGAAATACTGGTTCAAAACTCATAGCGACATAAAAGCCTCTCTACCCTTTGCGGGGTAGAGGGTGCTTATTTATGCGTATTCAATTTGCAGACAACGATTAGCACCTTCCACTGTACCCACGTTCGCCGCATCCATCACAATGACATCAGCATTAACTAATGTATCGTGAGCTTCTGGGTTGTGTGAGATGTAGAAGACCTGAGAGATTCGTCTAGAGTCAATCAGTTGCTTAAAGAACTCCACTACCCGCTGGCGATGTTCTGGGTCAAAAGTAGCACCAAGCTCATCGGGGTAGATTGGATAGCCGTGCATGTCAGTAAATGACAAGTAGACTAACACAAAGGTGAAGTTAATAAATGCACGCATTGCACCGGACCCTTTAGCAATATCAGGAACCAGTTTAGGCCGACCTTTAATCTCGATAGGGAATCGATAGTCAAGATCGGTTGCATCGAGACCACACGGTTTAATGACCATGTCGTATGTCCATACACACGCAATGAAATCGTTCATCTGGTTAACCAGCGAGTCGATACATGCGCTCAGCTGATCTGCAATCAAACCGGACGTCGGTGACATCTGCTCGATAAGAATCTTCATATCAGACTCTTTCTGCATAAGCTCATCGCGCTGGCGCTCTAGACTGGCTACAATCTCCTTCGCTGACTTACGCTCGTTTAACTGATACGAGAGCTGTGCGAGTTCCGCTTGCTGCCGTTCGATGTTCTGACGGAACTGATCGTTCAACTGAGACGCAAGATAATTACGCATTGCCGTATTAACGCTTTCCAAAGAAGTAGCGAGTTTGTCTTTTAAGGACTCCCACTCTTTCGCTTGGTTGTAAGCCTCGTTCAACTCATCGCGTTGGCGACGCCATTTCTGCTCATCGTGCGTTAAAGCAGCAACGATATCTTCCAGCTGTTTAGCTCGTTGAGTCAAGAACTGCGAACTTCCCCCACCTGCAATCTCAGTAGCACGTTTCAGTACTACATTGATTTCATCGATGCGGTTCTCAACACGAGTACGGTCAGCCAATACACGCAGTTGCTCTTTCCAGCGATAGAACAGATGTACGCAAGCGTTAGGGTCTTCGAATACCAAGTCGTTAGTTGCAAACTCTTTCCACAGCACACCCAAGGCAGTATTCGAACTCACGACGTTACGGAAGTCACCGAAGAGTCTACGCCACTCATTCAGTTCATCCAACCATGCCTGATTGCGAGCATACGCCTCGTTCACCTGATTCAGCTGGACATTGAGAAGCTCAATCTTCTCACCGAGGATACGCAGTTCGTTTTCAGAGACGCCCGGTACCCAAGTATAACCACACTTCGGACACTGGGTGTTTTCAGCACCTTCAATCATCTCTTTACGAGCAGATAACTTAGTGAGTTCGGTTGCCTTGATATTGCGAGCAGTGACCAACTCATCGTGCTTACGTTGAGCCTCAGCTAATGCGTCACGATTGTATCGCTTGCCAGGGTTTGGTGGGAGAGCCAACAGCTTATCCGTGATCGGACCATCGAGTTCATCTGCTAGACGGAACAGATAGATAAAGTCACATTCACCATAGTCAAACTCGATGCGTTGCACTGAATAGAAATCTTTCAGTTTAGCTTTTAACTGCTCGAGTTCTTCCGTTAGAGTATTACCGCCAGAGCCAGCCATTACTGACATCTGATGGATCGTGTCTTCGATCTCTGTGAACTCACGACGACGTTCGACTAACCCAGCCTCTGCGTTTGCACGAGCTTGTTCGGCGTAGTTAATTTGGCGAAGGATGTTTTCAATGTCCTTTTGCCCCCGAAGCATCTCAGTATCCATGGATAGGATACGATCGCCAGCCAGTGACTTCAATTCACCCATTGCCTGCTCAAGCCGACGGTTAGCTTCGTGTCTAGGTGCGGCGTGTTGGTCGACAGCGAACATAAGGTCGGTAATGTTGGCCGTTAAGCGGTCTATATGGTCCTGTAGATCGTTTAACTCCTCATCGGTAAACAAACCCTTGTACTCAACCGCCAGTCGCGTCTCGGCGTGTTTACGAGCACCTGTGGCATCACGAGCAATTGACTTCATTTTGTTAAATAAAGCTAATGCATAAGTCACATCGTAAGAACAGGCTTTCGATATCCACTCACGACGCTGCTGTGGTGTCATTGCTGTCAGTGTAATCTCACCTGTCAGTAACTGATGCAGTGCGTCCGTGTATTTGAAATATTGGAAGACCAGCTCTTTCTGAGTTGCGCCGGTACCCTCATCGTTCAATACTTCTTTGTTACGAATAAAGGTGTGCTTGTTACCCACACGGAAATCAGAGATTAGGGTGTAGTGGTTACCTTCGTCATCTGTGATCTCTACGTGTTTAAGTCCGCCGGCTAAAAAGTCCTGGCGAGAAGCGGGTAATGGTGACAGCTCTGCGAACAGAGAACTCTTACCAGACCCGTTTGTTCCGATGACTAACTGGTACTCAGACTCAGGGGTATAGACAACCCGTTTGATTCCAGCGTACAGCAACCGAACGTTGCCTTCTAAGATCAGTTTGTTAATGCGCATGGTGACTCCGGAAATACATTCATCGATACTGCTGTCGTGTTAATTTTAATTCCTTGTTGTGGTAATTTATTACAATTACCACTAATCAAATGGAAGAGTTTTTAATATTAACTCTAATAATAAATATATTCCTTCCCTCCTTTCTGCTTAGACAGAAAGGGTTTTGTTTGTATGCAACTTTGCAAATTATAGGACAAGCAAATTAATTTTTACTAAAGCGGAGCTGGGCTATGCAGGAGATGAGTAGCAACTTCAAACCCGTGTCAGTTGCACGCGTACTGGAAGACCTGGAACCTGGCACGGAGATCCTACTGGTCGGTGGGTTAGAATCGAATCCCGGTCCAACGGGGATGATGGTTTCTGATACCCAAGTCGTAGAGGCTAAAGGTAAGGACTCCACTGGGAAAGAGTACAGTAGTAAGACAACTACTGATACTGTAATAAAGGCTAAGTGGTTACGCTGGGGTAGCCAGCGTTTAACACCGCCTAATGTCCGTCGTAAGATGCGGGTGATGCTCTATCGCTTTGCAGACCAAGATGAGTACTATTGGGAGTACATGGGTCTCGATGGACACCTGATGCGATTGGAAACAATCGTCTGGGGGATTAACAATAATGCCAATGCCGACGGCGAGTCCACGGTTAAACCGGAGAACATGCACACCTTAGAGTGGTCGACCCACACTAAGCAGCTGACGCTCCGTACGTGTAAGTCTCAGGACGAGCCAGTGGCCTATATCTTCCAGTTTAACTTGAAGGAAGGTTCTGTTACTTTGGCTGACGATCTTGGCAATATCGCTAGCTTGGATTCACAAGAGGCGATCTGGTTACTACAGAATAGTTTTGGCTCACACCTCAAGGTTGACAAAAACAGCATCTTTGCCTTTGCTGCGGAGTTGATCAAGGCCGAAACAAAACTGTTCCAGGTAATCGCAGAGACCGTTGAGATTAAGGCTAACTTATTCAGCGGGGATATCTCTGAACAGTTCCATGTAGACACACCACAGGCAAACTTCACTAGTAACGTTACCGTTGGTCAGATCTCCACCGGCTATAACAATAACGGCAACGGGATGGTGTCCAAAGGTAACATGCGTATCGAAGGTGAACTCGTTACGACTGGTGATGCGGTGATTGGTGGTAAGATCACTTGCGCTGGCATTGATAGTTCACGAAACGTTAATGCACCGAACATATAAAGAAGCACTCCCTACCCACTGCGGGTAGGGAGGCTTTTATGCCGTTAGTGCTTGGTACGATAAATCTGAAGCCAGAAAGCATCCTGATAGTTCGTCGGCTTATGCACGTAGCGGTGGTTCGTTACGTACTTCTGCTTACGGAACTCAGTCGTGCGACGCATGTAGTTAGTGAAGAAGTAATCGCTAGTCCTCACCACGTAATCGTGCTTAGCTGCGTACCAGGTGTAGTTGATCAGTCGACCTGTATCGGAGATCATCGGGTACATTGGTTTGCTATAGGCCATGTAACGACCCGCTAACTCTGCCTGATGCACCATCAGTCTTTCAACGCCTACATCGGTAGCGTCGATAGTGAAAACAAAACTCTGACTCAGCGTCAGTAACGCGGCGATGTTCTCCGTTGTCGTCAACTCAGTGAAATCCAGTTTATCCTTACGGTTATTAAAGGAAGTCAACTTGATAGAAGAGACATCGGTGGATTGCTTGAGTATCCAGTAGCGTTCTACGATCGGATAGTCACGCATGTTCAACTTCAGCAGGTTAGATCCCACTTGATCGTAGGCGTTATCTAACAGGTGCAAGTAACCGCCAATGACAATACCTACCGTTTTATTGGTGGTATCGATACCAGACAGTTTCAAGTAAACGCTATCAGTATAAGGGAGGTCGTCAGTCGGCGGGATCAACATATCAGCGGTAATAGCGAACCGCTCAATCTGACCGATTTTCTCGAAGTTGAGGATACCGACACGATTCTCTTTAGAAGCCTGTAGGCTGCGCCCAGCATCTTCGATGACAAACCCATCAGGTATGGCCACAGAGTTGTGCACAAGCCCATTCACGAGGAATAAGACATACTTATCGGCAGTAGTATAGTCTACGTCTGACTTGGTTACGATGGCATCAATAACCTGGTCAAGCGTTAACTCCTGCTCGACGGCAATATTCCTGTTATAACCCTGAACCTGGAAGCCATAGTTCCAGACATCGCGGTACGTTGCGTATACCCGATCGTTTGCTGGTAAGTCATCGCTTAGCGGAATCGTCTGATTCCCGATGGATGTCAGCCACTCACCGAACTTAATTGGAAGGAAGCGAAGGTTGGTATTTAAGTCCCACAGATTCAAACTGTAGCGACGCTGTAACTCAACAACTTCAATCTCTGCCAAGGCACCGGTGTAGTTCGTGAATATCTCAGCCAGCGTTAAGTCAGCCAGATTTACGGGATTCCACGCACCCGGAGCACCGACCTCGACGGCCGTTGCTTGTATGTATCTATACATGTCATTACCTCGATAATCCGTGCTCGGAGGCCGACTTATAATATGTCATAGCCTACACCACGTAATACCCAAAGAAATTATTTTTTACACTAGGCTCGCAGAGGCGAACAGTTATGTTTGATAAAAAGTATCTATACGAATTCGATCCGTCTGGAGGTTTGGCGGCGAACCGTGTCCCGCCAGAATCACATAGTATTAACCCCGCCAGTGGGGCTGACTACGATGTGATTATCCCTACCTTCGCACCGTTCTTCCGACAGGGCCTGGTCGTAAAACACATCACCAGCGGTCAAACGCTGACTGAGGGTGTGCATTTCGACTTAGGCTATCATTTCGAAGCCGCGTCACTCGAATGCGGTACGCCAATCTACGGTGGTATCGTTGTAATAGACCGTACCTTGTCCGGTCGACTTACCGTTGAATACCAAACCCTCGGTGGTGAATGGGTATTGGACTCGCAAGAGATCCTTAATATCCTGGCCAATATCAAAAACGACCCACGTAAAGTTAAGTGGGATGACGTCATCGATAAGCCGATTGTTTTCCCACCCGTCGATCACCTTCATCACTCTGATGACCTTGTCGGCATGGATGAAGTGGTACAGGGTATCGAGGCTATCCGTCAGACACTGGGTGATTCTGCTGCTAAGTCGCTGACAGCGCTATTGGAACACATCCGTGACCACGCTAACCCACACCACGTCACTCTGGCACAATTGGGTCTTGATTCACTGGGTCAACTCTCAGAAGCAACTGAGCAAGACGTTGATGCTGGGACAGACAACCTGCGTTTTATCAGTGCTCGCCGTTTGGCGTACTTCCTGACGAAGAAAGTACAGCCTATCGTTGATGCCCACGCAAGTAAAACAGATAACCCACATGGTGTTACTAAGTCCCAAGTTGGACTGAGTGACGTTCCTAACTATCGCATGGCTACATTGGCTGAAGCGATGGAAGGTGTGTTGGGTAACCGCTTTATGTCGCCTGCTCTGGTGCAAGCACTGGTCGCCGATCGAATTGCAGCAGCCATGGCAGATAGCGGTGATAAGCCTACGAAAGAGTCTATCGGTTTAGGCAACGTCGAGAACTACGCCATTGCTGACTTCGAGCAGGCTGTAGCAGGTACGTCTAATGCGCTCTACATGACACCACTTCGTGTGGCTAACCATGTCGCTAACGCAATTGCAACAGCGATGCAGGCGCACCTTGATGCTGACAACCCACACAAGATCACCGCCACCACAGTTGGTCTGAATCTGGTTCAGAACTATGGTGTGGCTACCGCAGCAGAGTTGGTCTCCGGCACAGCGACGAATAAGTACGTTACTGTCGCTGGCGTTAGCACAATGATCAAGAATGCGGTGGGATCTGGTGTTGCGGATGATCTGAGCAATCACATTGCAGATAAAGAAAACCCGCACGGCGTTACCAAGACACAAGTAGGTCTGGGTGACGTAGACAACTACAAAACTGCCACTGTAAGTAACGTGCTACTTACCGTTTCCAATATGTTCATGACCCCAGCTGCATTCCTGGGTTCGCTGTGGACTAAACTGTCTGACCGGGCACTGGAAAATGGTAAGCTGGGTGATATCGCAATTCTGGATGGCAACCCACAGACCGGTGGTGTTCGCTATGGTCGTGTTGTTTCACGCGATCTGGTTATCTCCACTAACTCGGACGAGCTGGCTAAGCTGAAAGATGCTAACGAAGACTTCTCTCGTGTGTTCTCTACCTGGAAACGTTTCAGTGTGGATAAGAACACGATGGTATCTCCGGCAGTGTCTTCTGAATTAGAAGCCTGGGTGTTCGACAAAACCAACAACCGTATCGTCTGTCAGGTTAACTCTGTATCGGTTATCGGGTTCGTGTCACCTAAGTCCTATTCAGACTATACCTTCGAAGTCAACGCCGCTTCTAGCGATGCTGATGACGACTTGCTGGGTATCCTTATCGGGTACTATCAGGAAGATGGTAAGACGCACACCCTTACAGCCCTGCGTAGCTGTGGTGGTGACGGCAGTGGTCTGAGTGGTAACGTTACCGGTAACCGTGGTCGTAGCCTTTGGTATATCGCCAAAGACTTCGGCACCGCAGAGGTCAAGTATCTCTACGAGGGTAATGGTGGGTTGAAATGGCCCGATACCGGCACTGTAGACGATTCACGCCATCCGATGGCCGACGTAGGTAGTGCGGCTAATAAAGGATGGGGCGAGTGGCTGAAGGGCGTTAAGATCAGAGCAACGCGTGATGGCGACACTATTGTAGTAGAAACAACCGACTACAATGGCGACACGTACGTCTCAACCTCTAAAGTCACCATTGACCTGAGTGCTGACGACGACCTCGCTGGTTTCATGGGTAGCTCACCGGTTGGTTATGTCTGCTTTAGTCAGAACCAAACCACCTGGACTACCCTGACGCGTCCGGACGGCAAGCAACCTATCTACGATCTGGAAGCCGGTCAAGTCCTGGAGTTCGATGGTTCTGATTGGGTCAACAACGAGGGTTCTGATGAACTCGTTCACCCTGGCCAGATCTACCATACTCCACTTACTGGTAAAACCCACTTTGTGGATACGTACGGCGATACGTTCCTGATCGCAGATCTTAATCCGCCTGCGAATGTCATCACTCAAAACAGTGGCGATATTCTGTTCAGCGGTAACGGTTCTAAGGCCACGCCTCTTACTGCTGAGTTTAGCGGTACGACTACTAAGGCAATGCACTCTGATACCGACATGACTGCGGGCAGTTAATAAACATAGAGGGGTCCAAGTGACCCCTCTTTTTATTCTGGAGTTAACATGGCAAAAGTTAGCCTTACTACCCTTTGGAATGACTTCCATGCTTGGATCGCAAGGAAGGACAACCCACACGCAGTTACTGCTGATCAGGCTGGTGCGTATACCCGGTCGGAGATAGATTCACTGTTGGCTGGTTACTTACCGGCTGGCGTTTTACCGATTACATCTTTTGGTTTCCCCAACAGTGACCGTATAGAGTACAGTGCCTCCAGGCTGACAGGTAACATCTGTCGAGTCGTATTTGCTAATATGGCTACCCCGGTTTTAATGGATGGTCGTAAGTACCTGTTGGAGCAAGCGTCGTGGCAATTCACGGTCCCAGCTAACACCACTGTCTATCTCTATTTAAAACGAGATGCTTCGTTGGGATATAACTCGGTGCAGCTTGAGGCGGCAACCGCTGCTCGCGCCGATACGTCAAGTAACTTCTTCATTGGCACTGCCGTGAGCGATGGTACTAATATCACCGTTACCATTAAACCCGTGGTCATGATATCGGTTTATCGCATCTCACCCGATCCTATCGGCGGTGCCATCCCAACCTCCACTGGCCTGCCAACTGAGACTGGTACCTTTAAGTGGTGATAACATGATTTCATTAGTTAAGTTGGGAAGCGACTTTGCTTCTTGGATATTGCGTAGGGATAACCCTCATCAGGTTACAGCAGATCAGATTGGTACGTACGCTACGACTGAACTGAATGAAAGCACCCTAAACGCTGACCTGGTCCCAGCAGGAACAATCCCAATAACACGTTTTGGTAACTTGCTGTGGATGCCCATAAACTTCTCAGGTAGTTTCGAAGGCGCAACTAGGACAGAAACGTTCTGGTTCAACGCGATGACTGTTGAAGACGACGGTACACTAGTGCTGTTGATGAACGCGACTAATGGCGTTCGTGAGTCTGTCTACTACAGCTCGTTCGAGATAGCCAATGCTGAGATCGTTAAGCACAATCCCATTGCTACAGAGTACCGACCCCCATTCCTCAAATCGACGGAGTGGATTGGTGGTCTTTATCAATGCATGGCTAAAACAGCTATCTGGGGTAAGCTCTACGGTAACAGCTCGTACGACGCCTTTATCGTTTTAACCAGTGGGACGTTAAACCCAGAGAGTCATGTTGGCGCGTATCTGGATAACACTGGTTTGAGTGTTACTGACTCAGGAACAGTTGTTGCATCAGGACAGTATGTCTATCTCCTGCAACCATCGACTGGTGTGGATATTGATGTCTATCGAATTGCGATTGTCGATATCAAAACTAAGTCTGTTGTTTCGTGGCAGAAAGTGACCGGCATTACTACCTACGGCATAAATTTAAATGCCCCGAACTATCCGAGCATTCATGTCGCTGACAATCTCTTCGGTGCGGAGATCAACGATTATCCGTTATTCCGTAAGGTGGGTAATCCACCAACGTTTAGTCCGTCGCGTATCCAAATCTACGGCGACGTAAACCCGACGACTGGGGAGATTTGGTTTAGGTGGTTAGCCTGCGGTCAGCACCAATCGAATAACACGTACTACGGCGACGCCATGGGCTTTGTTTGTGTATTCGATCCGAGTACGATGACAGCCACAGTGCCCGAGGCTTTACGTGGTGACACACAGATTCAGGAGGCCAGTAACGGTCCTGGTTATGTGTTATCCGGACCAAATGCGTACAGCGACAATGCTGTTAAGATCCGTGCAAATGCCCAACCACACGATAGTGCCATAATCGGTCAAAACGGAATAGGTTTCACGATCAATTACGGAAATGAAAACGCCGGGACAATCTGTCCATTTACCGTACCCAACTTCAAGAACTATTGGGAGTTCTGGGATTACAGTAAATATACCACGGTAAATAAAACAAACCGTAACTTGATACGTCGTTACCCCGGCCCGTTTGGCGATTCGTCGAGGTTGCTGCATGTATTGGCAACAGATCGCATTGGATGCATCTCCTACACCAATAACGGTGACGATTGGAACAGCCGTCGTACCTCGTTTCCCGTGACTGCGATTACTGCGTCGATGAACTATACCTTCAATACGCAAAGATTAGGAACGATAAACGGATTCCAACCCGTGGATCGCACCGACCTGATCTCCAGTTTTAAAGGTACGCACTGTGAATACCATGACTTGAATGGTACTTCTGTAAGCGTGGGTTGTGGTAGACTCTGGGAGAATAGCCTTAGTGCGTTCACCACCGTTGACAAGGACTTGAACTACTCCGGTACTGTCTCAGTAACACAGTCACAGTGGGACTCGTTAAAGCAGGCAGTAAAAGCCGCTGCCGGTGAAAGTATCTGGCCGTCTAATGTGACTCTGAACGTCTATATGGAATTGCAGGTCTTTAACGACACGCGTATCCCGTGCATTGGTATTGTCAGCTTGTATGATGCAAGTGCGCGTACCCTAATGACTGTAGCGTTTAGTTTCAACACGAGCGGTAGAACGGGTGCGATTGCGACCCTAACTTTTAAGCGAGTTCTGTTCACTTGGAACCAAACAAACTCAAACGGTATTCTCAATCGTGGTCGTGAGACACTGGCTCCGACGTGCGTGGCTAGAAATGCAAGCGAGGGTTTCACTGTTGTCTCAATGTCGGCGTACTATGCTAACAACGGGATCGGTAGTCAGCCAGGATTGGGTATTACGGTGATGCACATTGATGGTGCCGATGACTATCGCAGTGACTGGATTAAGACCGCTTCTAATAACCCATGGTATTTCGGTTTCACACATTACGGTGTCATACCGGGCTATGGGTTAGGTGCACACGACATGACGGCTAACCGCTCACTAAGTGGCACAGGGTTGGTGTGGAGACCGATAGGTAAGACGAAGACCGAGATAGAAGCCTGGACTGCTGGCACGCCACAGTACATGGTGATGTCTCAGCAAGCACCGGTTGGTTGGTTTGCTTATGTCGGTGAGTCAGTTCCTGTTTATATGGCCGGTAAATACGTGACGGTTCCCGCAACGTCCATCGATCTCACGAAGGTGAAATCGAATCCGGCTAATAGCAAGTTCTACGTTTACGTAGTGGACACTGGGTCGACGTTTGAATACCAAACCTTCACTGCCCCAGTTGAAGAAACACTGTCACGGTGTTATGTGGGTTATATTGAAACCGACAGTCTGAAGATCGCTCGACAGACTATGACCAAAATAACCCGCATCGGCATTTATCGTTTATCTGCGGCACAAGTCGGTTCGGCTATCCCAGTTGTGGGTGGTCTACCTACGTCGTCTGCTTCACTTGAATGGACTAAGACCAGCTAGAGCTAACCCAAACTTATGAGTTAGGTCTTTGGTTTGGCCCTCCCGTTGTCGCTCAGATTGGTGCTGTTCCGGCAGGACGTACCGTGAACGGTCAAAGTCTTGATAAGGACATCTGGGTTGGTGGTGTACTACCCGGTATGATAGTCATGTGGTACAGCGACTGGATTCCACCGGGTTGGTTACTCTGCAACGGGCAGGGTGTAGGCAATAACCCAAAACTGCGATCGGTGGTTGGGAATAACGTTCCTGACTTTCGTGGGTATTTCCCTAGGGCTAAAGATGGTGGCCGTGGGATAGACCCCGATTACGGACGTGGTTTGGGTTCCATTCAAAACGATGGTTTACAGAACATAACCGGTACCTTGTTAGTCGATGTTGCGGCTACAGAAAACATTGGTCTCGGTTTGTCTGGTGCGTTTTACGATGGAGGTAGCCTCGGTAGACCTTCTGATAAAGGAACGACATGGCGTGACGAGATTCGAAGCATTCGCTTTGATGCCTCACGCAGTGTAAGGACTGCATCGGAAACGAGACCGAAGAACATCGCGATTAACTTTATCATCGCTGGTGATAACGCTACTACGCAACTTTAGAATTGAAAAGAGGGTTGTCCTCTTTTCAAACGAGGACAACTAAATGGCTACAAAAGTTATTAAGTACCCGTTGGATACGACTGGAAAGTCGAAAGACAACTTGGTGCTAGCTGAGCCTCATGTTGTTCCACGAGATAACTCTCGGGCGTTTGCGACCTTCTATGGTCCATTCTATACCGATAGCCTCGTGGTTCGACAGAAGGGTAACGTCACACCCTTGAAGCAAGGCACCGACTATAAACCGATCATGCTGTATCAGGATGCTACAGTGATGTTGGGTCTGTCGGTTAGTGCTGCGATTATCATTACCAACAAATCACTCGGTAGCGATTTTGAGATCGATTATCAGGTGGTGGGTGGTCCGTTCAGTCTGTCCTCCGGTGCGGTGGCGGATTTGTTCGAAGCGCTTGAGCTGGATAACCGCAAAGTTAACTGGGTTGACGTTCTGGGTAAACCCGTGCGCTTCCCGCCAGCACCTCACCTTCATGACGCCGATGACCTTTACGGCATGGAGTTCGTGACGGAGGCTCTGGAAAACCTGCGTATTGCTATCCTTACTGGCGACGTGGCGTCGCATGAACAGATCTACGATTATATCGATCGTGTTAAAGATCTGATCTACATCGATATTGATAAAGTCAATGCCCGTATCGATGCCACCAACAATGACGTGACTAAACTTCGTCAGGATCTTCAGAACCTGATTGACGGTGATGTTGCTGATTTGAAACGCAACCTGGCTAACCACATCGCTGACAAAAATAACCCACACGGGGTGACTAAAACCCAAGTAGGTTTAAGCAACGTACAGAACTATTCGATGTCGACGAATGCTAACGCAATCGACGAAGCGAACAGCACTACGTACTTGTCACCATCGGCAATGTGGTACGCACTGAAGCAGAAAGTCCTACCGATTATCAACAACCACATCGCGGATAAAAACAATCCGCATGGTGTTACTAAAAGTCAGGTCGGTCTGGGCGATGTTCCAAACAACCCAATGGCTACTCAGCAAGAAGCTGAAGCCGCTGCTACGAACGACCGCTTCATGTCGCCGCTGCGCGTGATGCAGTTGATCAATTCTAAAGTAATGCCTACCATCAACAACCACATCAACAACCGTAACAACCCCCACGGTGTAACGGTCGCTCAGATTGGTGCTGTTCCGGCAGGACGTACCGTGAACGGGAAACCGTTGACGACTGATATTTGGTTGTCAGCAGGTGACGTTGGTGCATATACCACCGGACAGGTAGACCAGATCGTTGCCCAGCTCCGTGCCGAGATGCAGCAGTCTGGTGGTGGGCAGCTGAAGATGGGTCCTGCGCAGAGCTTTAAAGAGCGTCGTGCTAACGAGCGTATGGGTGGTGGCGTCATGACCGCATGGGCCGACTACGGCGGCTCTAACTACTGGGTCGTATTGCGTCCACTGTATTACTGGAAAAATAACCAATGGTTGCTGACGCCTTATGAGTGATTTATTGACAGTCACTGGTTTCCACCAGTACACACCTGAGGACGCCATGGATGGCGTTCCTTATTACAGGGACAGTGAGGGCCGTGACTGGTATCAGCTGCGGTATCTCTTCAACGATGACACAATGAAATTCATCTACGATGAAGAAGGTCGTCTGTTGTGTTTCGCTAAGTCTGCCGAGTTTATGGCTCCTACTGGTACTATCAGTGAGATGCCACTGAAGGACTGGCCGCCGGGTGTAAGTCTGAATGGCTTCTGGCGCTGTAGTCCACACGCAATCGAGTGTCGTGTTGAGAACTTAGGCGATCGAATGATTGCACTCACTGAGTTTTTCAAAGACATTGCGGCTGAAACGAAATCAGTTCGCTTGGCGATTGAAGACTGGCAGTCTGATCCGTGTTACCCGTTAATTCCATTCCCGCGCTTCTCTAACGGTATTGTTGAGAAGGCGGTTGAGAAAGGGATGGACATTAATGAGTATCGTCTTTTAACCTTGAAGGAGGCTCCCTAATGACTGATTACAGTCTGTTCACGAAAGACAGCATCATCCGTCGCAAGACGGCTATCGAAGCGGGCTACGTGAACAATAAAGATGACTTGGGTGGTGAAACCATCTGGGGCATCACGATCGCCACTGCACGCGAATATGGCTATAAAGGTGCCATGCGCGATATGCCGCAGTCTCTTGCTTTTGAGATCTACGACAAGATGTGGTGGCAGCGTCTCATGCTCGATGACATCCTCGCGTTCCAGCCGTTCCTCGCCGACCGTCTGTTTGACTTCGGCATCAATGCTGGTCGTAAGAATGCCGTTATCGCGTTGCAGCGTATCCTCAACAGCCTGAACAACCAAGAGAAGCTTTACGCTGACCTGGTTGTTGACGGTGGTATGGGCACTAAGACCATTACTGCCATTAAGGCATTGCAGGGTATTCGTGGTGCTGAAGGTATGGCTATCCTGGCTATGGCACTGACGCATTTCCAAACCTACTACTACTTAGACATTTCTGAGAAACGTAAACAGAACGAAACCTTTACTTACGGTTGGTTCCGTCGCGTGTACCAGGAAGTCAAAGAGTACGCTAAAGCAGCCCTGGGGTAATATATGGAAACCTCACCTACCAATGTTTGGATTAAAGTTGCACTTGTATTGCTTCTGCTCGGTGGGGTTTCCGTTGTCAGTTGGAAACTTGCCGTTCGCGCTACAAATGCTGACTGGGTAATCAAACAAAATGATATTGCTACTAAGCATAATGCGCAGGTCAAACTTCTGAATGCCTCAATTACGAAGCTCGAAGAAGATGCGCGTCTTGCTCAGCAGCAACGCACAGCTACCTATTTGCAAGGGTTACAAGATGGCCGTAAACAAACTGAAGATACTATTGCTCAGCTGCGTGCTACCAATAGCGGGTTGTGGCTCCAAGTACGTGCCTCCGGTGAACGAGCAAGTCGAGCTGAAAATGCCGCCGTTCAATCAAAACGTGATGCAGCCGAGGCAGCCCAACTTACAACAGAGGCTTCTGAAGCTCTCATCCGAATCACAGCCGACGGAGACGAAGCCATTAAGCAATTAGGGCTTTGTCAGGCAGAGTATAAAGGGCTGTGGGATTACACAGACCAGGTTGTAAAGGAATACAATAAATTGCGATTCGGCAAATAAGCACTCTCCTCTCTCCCAAAGCGGGAGAGAGGAGTTTATGCTGTTTTATTTATTCTGGTTAGGGGCATCCGTGTCCATATTAGCCGCTCCCGGAGGAGGGTTGTCATCAGGCATATCAGAAGCCGCTGGCTGGCTCTGTGGAGCCGTCTGACTTGCAGGTGGTGCAACTGGTGCCTGTTGAACAGTAGTCGTGTTCTGCTGCGTTACAGGACGTTTACGGGTTATTGCATCGATCACCGCACCCCATGCGCCAGTCTTGGGCATTTCACCCAGCGCGGCACTGATAATATCGCGGTTCTCTTTGGTCAGTACGCCATACCAGGTCCAGACAATACCACCTGGTACAATGATGATACACGTAATGTCCTGCCAGTGCGGAAGTGGCAAACCACGAAACATCAGGTAGGCATACGTAATTACCATCACACCAACCAACAGCGCCATGAATACAGCTACTGCCGTTTTCCAACCTGACTGCCCAGCACGAAGCTGTGAGATCAAGCTAGTCAACTGCTGCATATCAGAGGCACCAGAGTCGGTGTCAACTTCTTTGTTCAGATACGCGTCTCGCTGTGTTGCAGAAAGACCGCTCAGTGCTTTCAAGCAGTCGCTACCTGTAGCGCTGACAGTGTCCAAAGAAACGCCAGTCAAGCTAGCGATTTCACTTACGTGTTTCTCACCGTCGGTAAGCGCCTCGTAAAGTGAGACATCACCAATGCGCCGCAGGAGTTCACCAATTTTCATCTTTTGTCTTCTCATCATGAAGACGCCGGGATAGCCCCTACTTCTACTAAAATCTCAAGGACGTCACTGTAGACTTTTTCACGGGACTGCGTGGCGTCAATAAGCCTAAATTTATTAGGCAGGGTACGATTACACCGTAGGTAGAAATCACGCACCTTATTGAAATAATCGTCGTCGCGTTTTTCGATGGTATCGAGATCGCCGACTGCCGCAACGCGAGCACGACTGACTTCTAATGGAATATCCAAATAGATGATCAGGTCAGGGGTAGCGGTTTTACGCACAGTCTGCGCAGTCACCTCATTGATCAGGGTCATGTTGCTATGACCCGTCGCACCCTGATAGGCTAACGTCGAATAGAAACAGCGATCACTGATAACCAGCTTACCTGCATTTAACGCAGGTGCAACTACTTTACGTAGTAACTCATTGCGAGATGCCATGTAAACTAGTGCTTCTGTGTCCGGATGTAGTGGCTCGTCACTGTGAATAACGATCTTACGCAACTCTTCTGCTACGGGAGTTCCACCTGGTTCACGTACGTATACGGCATCAGGAAATAGCTCACGTAGTTTCATCAGCAGTGTTCCGTTGCCACTACCATCCAATCCTTCAATAGCGAGATAACGCATAATCAAATAGCTCCAATGAACTTTAAGAACTTCCACTTAGCAACGGCTACCGAGTCGTAAATGTGCTCAGTATGTCCAGTGCGAGGAAGGCTAGGGTCGAAGATGATACTCGTGTCAGCAATCACGGCCTTTTGGATATCGTCTTTACTGCTACCCTTTGCCTTTACACCCATGCTCTTTTTAGCAGAAGGTGGGTCGACTGTTTCGAGTAACATATATTGACGATAACGAGTGACTGCTGAGCGGATGGCTTGCATACATTCTACAAGCGCACCAAACGCGGCTGCAAAGCGTCCCATGAAGGGGGCCTCACTAACTATAGCATCTGGTCGCCAATATACAAAAATACCATACAGCGCTTCCTCCAGCATGTAGAGTCGCGCTTGCTTTTCACCATGCAGTTCCGTATAACCAGGAACAGTGGTGATCATCTTAGCACCCTGTAGCGTAGTAACTTCCCGTACAGTCAGTGTCTTTGTGTTAAGATCAATCTCACAAAGAGAAAGACCCAGGGTGTCAGTCCCCGGGTCAATTGCCACAAACCGATAGGTGTCGTTACTCGCGAACGTTGCTAGTCGTTGCTGTAAGTTTTGAAGTGACATCCAATGCACCTTCTCCCATCATCGGCTCAGTTGCACCCAGCTCTACACGAATGGAGAAGCCTTTGTTGGTGTAACCCACGGCATGGTAAACAGTAACGTGAGTAGCTACCTGTAAACCGATCGCCTCAGTGTATGAAATGCCGCTTGTGCCTACACCTTCCCCAGTAACAACCTGATCGTTACCGGTGCACATGGCCAGCTCAGAGATGATCGCACGCAGCGGGTTATCGTATTTGATACGGGCCACGTTGATATACTCTTTAACGTCGTTAGCATCGAATACAATGCCAACGTCATTAGACACAGACAGGAAGTCGCCATTAGTCGTGGTTGATTCACGGCTGGACAACTCAGGTGCTTTAGGTGAGAGGTTATCGCTGGTAGGAATGAACGGCACTGTGCTGGACACGCCATCAACCACGGTAGTGTGTTCCATAACGATCTTCTTAGAAGTTTCGTCTTCGACCACACGTTTAGCGTAACACGCTACGTAGTTTTTGTTGTTCCAGATTTCTTTAACACGCAATGCGTATTTGGCCAGCTCGTCCGCAGACAGCTCATTGCCTTCCTGACGCAGCACAAACGGTTCGTGGTTAAAACAAGCAGCGTCGGACGCACGGTGTCTGATTGGTGCGGTATAAGAAATACCGTCAGCACCTGCCTGCATGCGGTGACCACCACTACCGATTGCGTAATAACGCAGTGAAGGGGTTACCTTAGGCTGGACATCGGCTTGCACACCGAACTTCTCGTTGAGCGTGGTATGTTCCGGGATCGTATATGGCAAACCGCGCAGAAGGGCAACCTGTAGAGCACTGCCGTACACTGTGCGGGTAATCTGCATAAAGTCCGAAACGTTGTTTTCAGTACTCATCACTTTACCTCAAGTTTATCGTACGTCGCTCGGCACAAAGCCAAGAATACGTGTGTTAGTCAATTCATCGGTGATGGGCTTATCAATCACGTCATCTAACGTGAAACCCGTTAAGTCGGTATGTGTGATTACCGTACTAATATCGCCTTTACCCAACTTGACTTTAGCAGTAGCACTACCAAAGACTAAGGGGTGTTTATGGAAATCAAAAACAACAATAGCGTTTTCTTCTGAAAGGATCACCCGGCTTGCGATGACGATCTCTTCAGGTGAACACGGGATGTTGTACGTGGCTAACAGAGTATTACAGATAGAGCCAACCACAGTATTCAGGTTGTACGCCGAGGTCTCGATGACGCTGTTGTCGCCCAATTGCCTGGAATCCAAACGATTATACGACGTCGTGGTAGACCTGTCGTATTGTTTATCCTCCGGGTTAGCAAAGACTTCGATCCATGTGTTATACCGCCTGTCACCTGAAATGTTAGGCGAGCCAAATGACACACGACTTTTGTCTATGCGCATGTGGTTATTGCGATTTAACATTTCCACTAAACGTATTTCAGATGGTTTCATCTGGCTTACACTCCAGCTTTATCTTAGCGACAACAACGTAGTCATCGATGGTGAGCCAGGGCACGCCATCTACCGTCACAACTTTGAAACAGCCCGGCTCGAACTCGACACGGTTGGCAATCTCTAAGCCATGAACAAACGACGCAATTGTTCCTTCCGATAAATCTTCCACCCGCGCAGAGTGGTTGATAACCCGGCGGTCATACCGTAAAGTAATGCTCTCACCCTCATTGACCTCATTCGTTATGGGCGTGACTACGACGGACGTTTTGCCATCATCATCCAGCGTCCTCGGTTCTGAGAAAGAAAAACTGTTCAGTCCAAACTCACGATTAGACTCGCGGTTTAACTGAGCAATCACACGACAACGCGAACTCAGCAAAAAGTCCATATAAACGCCTCGTATCAAAAGAATATAGGTTGAACATAATATTTAACCGCCACACGGCATAAAGAGGTGGAAACCCACCTCTTTAGATTAGCCATTGTCTTCAAGTTCAGACTGGTCTTCTTTAAAGCCATCAAGACGAACAATAGTAATCACATCGGGAAGAGGGATTTTCTCATTCATCACGGTAACGGTTAATTGACCATGCAGCACGTAGTTAGGACTCAGATCGATGGTGAGTGTACCAATGATAGCGTCATCGATAGTACCGGTTTTATCATAGTTCCAGCTACCGATTTCGCCCTCAGCTGAAAGCGGCAGACTCCATTTGGAACTGAGTTCAGCCAGTACCCCAGCTAACACAGTTTCACCAGATACCTCCACATCGCCGTGTAGGGTGTAGTGGTAGTCAGTGATACCAAATGCGTCGGATGTGCTCAGGCGGTTATATTCGATGTCGACATAACCACGATAGCCTTTACCCGCGATTGCGGTGAACCGTGCCTTCGAGTTAGTTCCTGTTCCAACGAAATCGGACGGCGCTCCAACAGTGATGACTTTCAGGGTAAAGGCTTTCTTATTTTCGGCATTTACCAGATCGACAAGTGCCTGCTTTGTTGAAGTTACGTTAAGTGCCATTTACGATTCCTTAGGTAGTAGTCTTCTTCGATGTCACTGTGATGCCACCGGCACTACGAAGAATATAGTTATCGACAATCGATACGCTGGCTGTAAAGTTGTCACCATTATTCGACTGACTACGCACCTTAAGCTCAGATGCCAAAACAGGCACACCATAAAGCTGTGTTAAAATACCGGCCATATACGCTGGAGTGACTCCATTGTAGAAAGCGGTGAAGGATGCAAAGTCTTCGAGTTCTACACCATTGGGCGAAAGATCTTCAATATTTAAACGATCATAATTGAAGGACGTTTTATCGCCGTATCCGCCAGATTCGAGGCCAGTGATGGTCACGCTGTCGTGAGGGGTAGGTGCACCTGCAATGGCAGATGGCTTCGAGAAGGAAACATCACTGAACGTGAGTGTAGTACTGTTAACCTGGTTTATTAAAGCAAGGAGTGTTTCTGCTGAAGTTGACGCAGAACTTTTATCCTCACTAGTAAAGTGATCGCTAGTCGACGTTTGTTTGATAATTGTCCCGATGGCAATTAATTCTTTTAGTGTGATGTCGACTGCGTTTCTTAGGACGTGGTGTGTATTAAAAACAACCCGAACAACACCATCGTTTCGTGTAGCGGTATAGGTGCCCGCATCCATCGGCATGCCCCACACATTCTTGATGTGCGTAAGTACCGTACTGATGATATTGCTGTTGCTGTTATTGGCTAACACTACACCGACGGTTGGTGTCTCACCAAAGGCAGTCTCAGCATCAAGTCGATGGTAGCCAATATCAACATAGTCACTACCGTCATCCACGACAGTTAACCGGACCACGCTATTTGTGGTAGACATCTTAGCCACAAAGTCGCTTGCTGATACATCAGTAGGTGCCGCAACCGATACGTCTGACAAAGTAAGCGACAAGCCATTAGACTCATTGATTAAGTCTAACAAACTCTGCTTGGCAGTACTCGCTAGATTATACATGAAGTACCTCATACGAAATAAAAAGAAACGTAGCCCCATGAGAGGCTACGTTTTATGACGTCAGTAGCGGACTACTTAGCCCTGCTGAGCCGGTTTAACGTCGTCGTTGCTAAAGCCAGACAGTTCAGTGGTCTTCACCTGATCGTCCAGAGTAGCAGCGGCAATGCCAACGGTCAGCGGCAGTGTATCACCCAGCACGTAGTGTTTGCTGAAGTCTACAGTTACTTTCCACGGATAGTCCGCGTTGTAATCTGCATCGCCTTCAGCCATTTGCGAAACGTTGATCTCGTACGATCCGTCTTCCAGTGGAACGGACTTAATGCCGTCTTCGATCAGACCACTTTTAACTGCGGCGGCTACGCCTTCCACAGTGGCGGAAGTTCCCGCTGGTGCGCGCCAGCTTGACAGTGCCAGGAGCACTTTAACTGACGGACGGGTATAGGTAACAGTAACCGAACCAGGCAGTTTGTCTGCATCGGCACCAGTTACCGCGACAGTGGTATTCAGTGCATCGGTAGCGCCTTTGCCATTTGCCGTGGCAGGAGCAGCCAGAACGAGATCGGAGAGTTTGAAAGTGGTGTTGTTGTCTTTGTTGATGAGATCAACAAGGGCCTGTTTGCTGCTACTAGCAGTAATCGCCATTTCTATATCCTCTAATTTACCATGACAACATGTACATGGTGCATCAAGCATAAAATAGGTTATTCCCAGGTGATGTTGGGATTGCCTCTAAACACGGTGCTCATATCGCTCTGGTCGAGACCGATGCTCGTCAACAGTGTTTTTGCAGTGCCGGTAAGTTTGTTATTCGGCGTGTTGTTACGAGTAGCCATGAGGTTACTGTACTGACTGGGTTTCTCACCCGATGGAATGGTGAATACACCCTCCAGCCGATTGATGGAACCAGCAATACCCACATAACCGCCACCGGAAGAGAGTATATACGTACCCAACATACCGGTAATTGTACTCGACTTGGTTAATGGGATGCTTGCCTGTTCGAATACAATGTCATCTGCAACCATCTCAAACGCGCAAGTGAAATCCACAGTTCCAGACTTAGTCGGAGTGGTAAACCAACCCGCTTCGACCAGGGACAGATTACGTGCTTCGGAGAACACGTAGGTGAGGCTACCAAGTTGCTCTTTATTCGAGAACAATCCAGCAGGCACTTTAGTGACACCACTGCGTCTGAACATAGAGTCAACGCGATACAATGCGGTGGGAACGCTGAACCAACTGCCGTAGATCGTGGTCAAAGCTGCGCAACCAGCAAACGTATTCTGCGCATAACTAATAACACTACCCAACACTAGTGGCTCATCAGGTACCACCGCCAGAGAACTACAGTTAAGGAACATGTCACTTATATTAGTAACTTTGGTGGAGGGACCCAACGCTCCCGACTCCACCTCTGTTAATGAGAGACAGCCGCTGCACAACCCGGTAAGTGTAACCAGAGCATTGAACTGTCCGAGATAACTGTTCCTCAGTTTGGTTATGGCTGTTTTACTAAACGCCCCTTCGACTGTGGTGACGCTACTCGACATAGGCAATAATAATCCATCGGGAATATCAGTGAGTTGGGTTAATCCGTAGAAAATATTGCTGATGTCGGTTACACCGGTGTAACCATCAAAAAGACCAGCCGGTAATTCCTTTAAATTGACACACCCATAGAAGAGACTAGCTAGGGATTTAACCGAAGCTTTCTTAGGGAGGTTGGTAAAGAAGTTGGCTGGTATCGAGGTCAAGCCAGTTGAGGCAAAGAAACCAGACAGACTCACGACGGACGCACACTTAGACAATAAATTCCCAGGCACCGTTGTGAATTGTCCGCCAGCCGGGGACCAACTAGGACCACCAAAGAAATAGTCCAGTGCAGTGACTTTGGTCAGCGAGTCTAACGCGCCTTCTTCAATTGTTCCAAAAGGACACCCTAGGAACGCACGAACAGCGGTCTTGAGATTACCTAGGTCCGCCATAAAGTCAGACGTGAAGGTTACTGGGTTACTGTAACGATAAGATGACCCACACAATTCGAATGCGGAGTTAATGTTCGTTAGGCTAACCAACCCCTTCAATATTCCGATTGGGAATGGGCTAACGTTTCTCGTTCCGTAGAAGCAGTACGACAGGTCGGTTAGTGCAGTACAATTCTCCAGTAGCTTTGACGGGATGGTGGTTAAAGAATTGCAGTACATGAAACCGTAACTTAGCGTCGTGAGCTTAGTCAGTGAAGCAAAGAGCCGTTCAGGTATCTCCGCAATAGCAGTACCGTTGAATGAGTTACTCAAATCCGTAAGCGCCGTGTTGTGCTTGAACAAGTACTCCGGTATGGACTGCAACTTACTAGAGCCAAATATGCCATGTCCATTCGTTAGGTTTACACAGTCGTCTAACAATCCCTCAGGTAAAGAAACTAACCCACTACTCCCGAAAGCAGAAGACAGATTCGCTACGCCACTGCATCCCTTCAATAGACCGGTTGGTATGGCTGTCAGTTGCCCACAACCATAGAACACGCCCGTCATATCCGAACACGTCTTACCAGCGTGGCGAATGACATCCACCCCAATGTCCATAAGTGAGGCACAGTTATAACAGAACCCGAACAGGTTAGTTATCTCAGATGTCTCTGGGAAAGCACCTTCCTCGATCTGGCCCAACTGCGATTGCCTAAACGCGTGTGACCAATCTCCAGAAAGTTTGGCTTTTGCAAATGCACCTGCGCGCACGGTGTTTACGCGAGAGCTTTGAAACGCGCGGTTAGCGCCAACTATGGTCTGATTGTCGAACAGTCCGTCTGTTATTTCCAGAACGTTGGCGTTGGCGAACAAACCGCTAATATCAATGGGGACTCGGTTCTTCTGAAATGCATCGGCCTCTATCCAAATGGCGTCGTTGTTCTGTGTTGGGTTAATAAAACCCAACGTCCCGTCTACGATACCGTCCTGCGTTACTTCGTAGATTGTGAGAATTGGGAAATCGAGACCATTTGTTAAAGTTGGCTCAGACGTAGTTGTAGTACGCATGACGCCAGTGCCAAAAGGAATGCTACTCGTTACCGTAATCTCGGTCTCCCCGGCTACCAAGGCTTCAGGAAGGTTAACCACCACTATCCATAGACCAACTACCCACTGTAAAAACGAGACCTTAGCAACAGTACCATTAATCTTTACATCAAAGATGCTGGGTGTAGGGGTTACAGTGGAGCGGACATAGCCTAAATAAAAACCGGTGTTAGCGGGTTTAGCCGTCGCTTTGACTGAAAATCTCAGTCGTGCAGATGGTGGCAAAAACACAGTTGCTTTAGTGCTGCCAGAGAAACGAACAGAGGTGGTTTTAGCGACTAGATCAATTGTTGACCCATTCTCTGCTTCACTTAGATCGAGTGGGAAAGTTAAATCGAAGTCGCTATCTGTGACAACAATCGCGTTGTATGTGTGGAAATCCGCAGCGAACGTAGAGAAGTCCGGATACACCCTGGCTGGTATTCGTGGGTTTCCCCACTTGGAGCTGATGTCTGACAACGACACATGCTGATAGGTGGATGTGACAGCGGCGGTGCCCATTAATGGTACACCGTCCGCCACCGGACTAATCGTCATCTCGCTCGCGCCACCGACAACATCGATATTATCGGCAGTGGCGGGTAACGCATAGAGACGCCTTAGTGATGCAGCTACCGCGCCTTTACCATCGTCATCGAGGTTATTAAGCATGGATAATCCTTAGGATGTAAGTGAGCAAAGTAAGTATGTGTCTGGACTATTCCAATCGGCGGTGGTGATTGACCGGTCGAACACCAGACATGCTACCAAACGAACCTCTGGTCTGACGTACGCTGTTGGGAAACCAATAGAGCCATACGCCCTCGACATTAAGCTAACTGTCTTAACGGTGGTAGGCAGTGTAAGACCCAACGTAAGAAAAACTCTAGACAACCAGACCCGCATAGCGCCCGTTATCTCAACGTTGTCCAATGTGCCGAAACTGTTGGAGAGCGTATCGCGAGGTATATTAACATAGTAACTCGCAAACAACGGTACAACGGCGTGTCCGGCCGGCTTGGTGGTTTTATCCATGGTAAAGACATCCAGTGCGTTGCCATCCGCACGGCTCAAATTGATAGCGGTTGTCCACCACGGGCTTTTGACGGCCTCGTAGTCATCAAGCAGAAAACACTGCTCGACGAAATTGAGACGTATTCGGTTGGCATTAGGTACAACCGAGTTGGTCATCGCGTTCCACAGTTCCATACAACTGCCGGTTAACCAAATAACCCCGTTACAGAAGTTAGACGCATCAAACTTTTGTCCAGCCTGGTTAGTCATCCCAATGACAATCTTCTTCAGCAAGGCTGTGGTACTTACTACCAATTTTCCCGCGTTAAGTAAGAAACCATTTATCGAGAACACCATTCCATTAATTTGCACTGCGTTATCTTCAATTGTTAACAAGTTGGGACAGTTAGCAAAGAAGTTAACAAACGAACCGCCGCCGTCCGTAATCCCAGTAGTAACGTCTATCGCACCCTTAGACACCTTGACTAATCTAGAACAGCCGGAGAAAACGCCGTCTGCTTTAATGAGCGTAGCGTTGAGTGTAATAAATACGTTTGCTGGAACTGAGTCAATGGCCGTACCTGCAAAGGCATACTCGATGGCACGAAGTGTGGTGTGTGATGAAAATAAACCCGCTTCGATTGAAACCAACCCAGAGTTCTGAAAAACCCCACTGGCGTCCCTAATACCAGCCCCTGGAAAGAAATCGCCAGGTATAGCAAAAGGTTGCGTAACGCCCCGGAATGCCTGGGCGACGTTAGTTAATTTGGTGGTGTATTTAAAAAGGTCTGACGGAATTGACGTCAGTGAAATGCAACCATCAAAGATGTTATTAACTACGCTAAGCGACGCACTATTAATAAAAAGCGCTTCCGGGATAGAAGATAGCGCCGTGTTGTTAGCCATCAGGGAATCGGCATAGACTATTTTAGAGTTAGCATCGAAGAACCCACTAGGGATGGAGGCGATTGAGGTTCGCATGAACAACTCTCTAACCTGAATCAAGCTGGGGTTGTTCGACAAAAAGTCTGCGGCAATGTCGGTGACGCTCACACAACCTTTGAAGACCCCATTTGCCACAGTTAGTTGCGAAAGATCCTTAAAGAAACCATCTGGAATAACCTTTAACTTAGTGCAGCCGTAGAACACATTGGTGAGTGTCGTCAGACCGGGGGAGTCGTTTAGCAGGTTGGTGGGTACTGTCTCGACATTAAGGCACGACATAAACATCGAAGATAACGTTTTGAGGCTTGGGAACGCAGCAAGTAATTTTTCTGGTATAACACTCACCCCTGAGTTCTGGAATAGCTGAGTTGAGCTGATGACGTTTGCACCAATTGGTGTAAATAGATCGGCTGGTATTTCCCTAAGGGACAGCGTGTCCATAAAAACCATGTCTAGCGTGGTGTCCTGCAAATCCAAATTCTTAAACAGTGTAGAGCTTACACTTTCTATCCCGGTGGCGCGCAGCAGCCCACTAATGCGGTACACCGAACTATCGCGCATAAATAACACGCTTGGGAGTGTCTTAAGTCCGCTACAGCCCCAAAACAGATTAGATATGTTGGTGCTTAACCCGCCAGCTGCGTGAATACACTCCTCATCGATTGTAGTTAAATTCACACAATCTTTAAAGAGCTGGGTGTACGTACCGCTATACACACGCAATAACCGGAGACGCGTTGGGCCAAGAAACTTAAACCCGTTCGAAACCAGACCAAAGTTCTTGATCTCGATCTTGTGATTACCCGCTATGATCGTATATGGTAAAGGCTGGTACACCCCATCAACATAAAGAGAACCATACCCGATAACTGCCGGCGTTACCGACACATTACCGGGTAGAGAAACATCCATTACTACCTGGTTAATCCACGGGTGGGTTAGCGTTACACGCAAGGTACCATAATAGTAGAAGCTAGTCGACTTAGCCGTAAGCTCCACAGTGACATCGTAACGCGGGTCTGGCGTGATGAGCACCGCTTCGAAATCATCAGTCGACAATGAAACACCCAGGTACTCCGACAGCATGGAGAGCAACTCAGCTTGACCAGATGGTGTTTTGTCGTGTAGTAATACATCGGCATTGAAGACTTTGATGTCATTCTGCCAATCGAAGACGTAGGTTTTGTTAGAGAGGTCCATGCGGTCAATATTGAACGTACTGGAACCTTTCATCTTGTCCGAACCCTGGGACGATGGTTTGATCGTTACCTGAATAGTTTTACCGGAGACCACCTTCTGGTCGGAGAGGACAAAGTCCTCCCATACCAGTTCAAGGCCAGTCTTCGCCATTAACTGATTCACGATGTTTTGTTTGTAATCATCGTAATTCATCACGAAGTTCCTTAGTCGTTAAAGTGCGCCCATATATTTAACTTAGGCACGATAAGCAGGCTACTGAAACCAGCCCTACCGCCTGCCGTTTTCACGTTTGCCTCGCCAGTGTAAAGTACACCGGTAATGCCAGACGCCCACTGGTTTGTTCTACCACCCATCAAGGCGTTCCAGAGGTTCTGTCTCAGCAACGGAGTGGACGCAGCCACACCCTGACGTAACAGTGAGCCACACCCGGTGTAATCGTAGTTATATGTCAGTGTAAAGTTAGAGTCCACCTTAGGCAACTCAGTGTACGCACCGGAGTTCCAACCGGGTTCGATAATGTCACCAAGGTCAGGTTTACCGCGCGTGAAGTAGACATGGCACTTACCAGTAATCCACGGTGAGTCCTCTTCAGCTTCTATCTCGATGTAGCTGTTGTTAGAAGACGTTGGGATACTTGCGGCCTTGATATCACTTGCTTCCATCGGGATGCCAAATTCATTGCTGACCCATGCTGCGAAGTCTTTGGTATTGTTGCTGGAGGTTAACCAAACGACATCAACGCCCTTAAACAGCAGACTTAAATCAAGTCGGTTATAAAAGACGTCGACATATTTACCGTAAGACTCGCCGAATGAGTTCTGTATACCAGTAGCAACAAGTGTCGCCTGGGTGTTCGACTTCTCCGCACCAGTAACACCCGAGATTGCTCTCGGGTTAGTCACGTTGTACATCTTATCAGTCAGTTCGAAAGGCAAGCTATTGACGGCGTTGATGGCGCTAGTCAGAGTTGCCTTGAACCCTTTGCTATAAAACGACATAGCTTATCCTCAAGTGAGATTTTTAGCACCATTGAGTGCGTTGGAAACAACCGTGGCATTGACCTGACTTGCATCACTCACGCCCCACAATGCCTTCACCAGCGCGTCCTTGCTACCAGTCAACCAGGTGGCATTGAGTAAGAACAGGTTTGTGTTTGTAGTGCTATCGGAGAGAGGGATCTTGTTACCATCAGTCACCCCAATGGTCAAAAGGAACTGATCGACCGTCAGATCGGCTAACTTAGTGTTGCCGAACATTGTCGAAATCGTACCCGTCAGAGGTATGTTCGCCTTTACTTGACCGATGTTCAGGTTAGACAGTGTCAAGTTATAGAACAACCCACCGACGTTCGGTTTGTTCTTATAGACCTCGGGATGAAACATGTCCGTTACATCACCACGCAACTCAGCTCGTTCAAACAGACTATAAGCTAAACTCAACGACGCCATCTTACTAAACAGACCTTTTGGTATCGTCAGTGCCAGAGAGTACCGGAAGAGATACGTGATGTCCGTCACACTAACCAGTGGATCAAACAAACCCTCTGGGATGACAAATTGCTTCTTCAGGTTGCTGAACATTTCCCTGGCCGACGTCACAGCACCGAATGGGGCGAATATGCCGCTAGGTAAAGTGGTAAGATTTCGAGCACCGAAGAACATTGTTGCGATGTTTGTGCATTTGGTCATTCGCTGGAATATTTTCTCAGGGAACTCCGTAGCCGCCGTATTTTCAAACAAGCGGTTAGCGCTGGTGACGTTATCGGCATATTCCAGTAAGTCCTCAGGGAACGTGGATGCACCACAAGAACCAAACATGTCATACAGCACTTTCGCGCTTTTGGCTTTAGGTAAGACACTACCTTTAAATTCAATGTTTGATGTGCTGACAAATACGTTACTGAAATCGCTGACCAAACTCTGGTTAGCAAAGATTCCGGCTGGGATGGACAATGGATTATTCACTCCGCTTGCACCACGGAAACACATTACTAGGTTAGTAACGTTCGTCAGCGTGTCGAAAAGTCCAGGTGGGCAATACCCATTGCGGAACTTTGCTCCGTAGAATAGCTGCCCTATGTTAGTTACGCCTGTCAGGTCTTTAAAGAGATCTGCGTTCCCATCTGTAAGTTGGAATGTGGCATTGTAGAAAGCATTGTAGAGTGAGGTTAACTTACTCTGCCCAGCAAACAGGTTAGAGAAATCGCCGACAACGGTAGTGTCACTAAAGAGCGAACTAGCGTCAGACAACAACGCACCCGAAAATACATCCTTATCGATCGATTGGATAACTGCTTTACTGAGCATGCTCGATACAGATACGGTTGCACCATTAGGTAAGATGCCTTTCCCGACCGAGTCGACCTTAACGCCCTGACACGCGTTAGTTAGGGTTAGGTTATTAGAAAAACCAGCAAACGCACCATCCTCAATATTAGGGATATTCGAATATGCGAGAACAGAAAGCGCGTTCGTCACCGACGGGTGTCTCTTAAAGAGACGACTCGGCCAATAGCTAGCTTTAACATAGCTAAACATAGTCCCCACTTGCTGAAGACTCGTCATGTCATCCAGTAAGCCGTCGGGGAGATGGCAACCATTCGTAGTCGAGTAACCAACCATATTAAACGCAGCAGTCGCTACGGCTACATTCTTCATCCCTTTAAACAGACCCAATGGGATGTTAGTTAGTTTGGAACAACCGTCAAAGAGTCCTTGGATCGTCGAGGTTGAGTGTTCAGTAACTTGACTCTCTGTCTCACCAAAATCCGTTAGGTTAGTGCATTGGGAAAACGTACGATCTAACGAAGAAAACCCGCCAGCGTGATTGGCGAACCCGGTGCCCACAGTGGTGAGATTACGACATTGGAAGAACATCGTGGCGGCATTAATCGGCTGCGTGTTACCAAGGAACACGTCGTCGCCAATTTCAATCAAGCTGCTGTTATACATGAACAGCGAGCCTGAAACCACCCTTGACCCATATCCCACAACACGATCAATCCGAACGATTGGTAGACTCGTGCCCACCGTACCCAGTGAAGGGGTGGCGTAGTAAAAATCCCACACGCCAGTTTCGACTGTTACAGTAAAGTAACCCTTCTCGTCGATAGGGTGGAGGACGCCATTTATTACCAAATAGGCATATGCACTATCGGGGAATATGGCTGATGACGTTGCGCCGTATACGCGATAACGTGCTCCCTTGGTGACTGATACCGTACCGCGTAGCATATACGCACTGCGGCTCTTCAAAGTAAACGTGAGTTGTCCTTTGTATTTCGGTGAGTCGTTTGCACACTTGAGTACAAAGGTCTCCCCATGATCACCTTTAAGATCAATCTGCTGGTCAACGATGTCACTCGTCTCCAGATTCAACTTACAATTGCGGTTTATCTCTTCTAAGGCGTCGGATACCTTAGCCAGCGGGCGCGCTGGTAAGACGGCGGATAACACACCCACCAAGCTAGAAAGCTCTACGCGATTGTAGTTAAAGTCGGCCTGACCTTCCACGGTATTTCCACTTATGTTTGTGGCCTTCCCACGAACTTGTGAATTACGTGTGGCACTTGCACTCGACTGCACATCACTAAATTCGATCTGTGCAGGTACAATGCGAGTACCATTTACATCGTTGATGGCATCAACAAATGCCTGCTTTGTTACTGAATCGCGTAGGCTCATAACTACTCCGGAATTGTGTACTTCATTGACAAATAGTCAACTTTGCCTGGTATTTTGAAAAGGACTAACCCAACACCGCTGTTGTTAGCTGAGGCCGTTGTAACGATCGATTGGTTCGTTACGGAACCAAGATCTATACCGAACTCTGCCAGCATCACCTTACCGAGTATAATCCGGTTGGCTGCTTCATTTGTACTTCCCTTGCGGATGCTATCGAGGTCTGTAGCGTAGAAACTAAAGTCAACATCCTTAGTTAACCGTAGTCCGTTTGCAGGGAGTGTCTTATCTACGCCGTTTTCGGTGGCATACACGAAATCACTTACTGCATCAGCATCGACAAAGATGTTCAAGTCTTTATCGAGTGTGGATAGATCGACTGGCGGTACAACAACTTCTATATCAAAACTGCCGATGTAGTTTAAAGATGTTGCCTTAGCCTTGACCGTAATCTTCTCCAGAGTATCGTCAGTGAGGTCTACGTCATAAACGTCCTCTGGGTAGAACTGTACGCCGCAAAGCTCTGAGAACGTGTCTAAGAACTCATACAGGGTACTTGCCTTGCTCGTCTTGCCGATCTCGTATTCAAACAGAATGCCTTTGAATAACAGACCAAGGTCGAGGCGATTATACGTGAGCGATACTTGACCCACGTAGATATCCTTAAACCCTTCGACGTCATTCCCAGTACCGGATAGCACCACTTGGGTGTTTTCTGAACCAGACACAACTAAAGGCGCGCTGAGCGACACGGATTCCCCATTAAGGGGAACCACGATGCCGGTTTGCTCGCCAGTTGCGTAGGCCAGTAGGGTGTCATTTCGAAATGCTTCTACAATGGCCATAATGCACCTTATGCGTTGTAGTGGAACAGTAAACGACCCGCCATATTGCTACAGAGCTTATCCAACTGTACGACCAACAGTCGCGTGAAGCCACGACGGGTACTGTAGGTGTCAACAACCGGGCCGTTATAAATGGCCTCAGCGTTATACAGGTTAAAGTCGGCAGCCTGAGAACGCATTACCCAAACGTCAGGTTTTGCGTACTTATTCAGCAACTGAAGCACACCATCCAGCGGCGTATTGAAGTCGACGTTAACCAGGATACTAGCGTCATCAGTAAAGTCCTTACTGTATACGTACAGATCGCCCTGTATCAGCGTAGACTGGCCTGTCGGGTAGCGAAGCACCGGTAGCACTCGATTGAGTACAGCGTCGTCCAGATTGATTGGGAGGCGCTCAACGATGACCTGGAAAGATCCCTGCCAGGCTGGGTTATCGTGTTTGAATACGATATCTACCGTAACGGGTAATTTACTCAGGTCAACAAGACCATCCTCAATGTCTTCAGAAGACAACGCTAACCCGTAAAGGCTATTGATATCTTCCAGCAGGTCGGTAATGTTTTTCTGGCTCTTCGGACGAATAACGGTGGCTACTGATCCGAAGATATTAGCCGCGTCTAACCGTCGATAGGTAATGACGGTATTCTCCTTGAAGTCACCGCCAAACACCGCCAGTAAGTCAGCCATGGTATCGCGGATGGCTGGCGTACCTTCGATTAAGGTAGGGTCTGGATTTGCTCGCGGGTTCGACACGATAACGTCAGAACGCGAAAGCATCAGATTGTTATCGCGATTGATTAACGCAATGACCATCTCTTGGGACGGTAGATTACGTGGGATATCAGTATACATTCGTTACCTCAGGAATCAGCGAACATCTTTCGGTCTAAAACCGATAAGACTCTTAGTGGTGACCTCGTCAGAAATTTCTTTCTCACTCAGATCTCCCAGTCCGTTCAAATCGTTCGTGGTCAGCGTCTTGCCGTTTTCGTTGGTGTAGGTCCAATCAAGTAAACCATTAAGATCGGTATTACCCAACACAGCGTCCAACTCAACCATCTTCGCCCTGCGGATATAAACCGTAGGGATTTGTCCGCGTATGCGAATCTCGCCACGTCCGGTCAAGTTGAAGTCGAGATCAACACTATCCTTTATAGCAGCGTTAGACTGAACTTCGGCAGACCATTGCGTGCCCTGCTCGGTGAGGCCGTAGTCTATCGCCGCTTCAGATTTCACACCCCAGTTCTTAACGTGTGCTGGCATCCATGGGTGTCGGATATTACCATAGCCGTAAAGTCCAATATCACCCAAACGTATAACACGCCAGTCTGCCACAATGGCAGGGTTCTGGTTGATTGTTTGAATAGCATGGATGGTGTATGAACTTAACTGAAGGAACAGACGCAGCATTGCGGCGTGTATCTCAGCCAGTGACTTACTATAGAACAAGTCACTTCCCGTTGCCTGGGTAAAGATAGCTGTAGCCAACTGCATGTACGTATCTGCATCCCAACCATCTAACTCCCAGTTACGCTCACGGAAGTAGTCGCTCAACAACGTACCTTTCGGTGCGAAATAGCAGCGTTTAGTTTGGAACAACTTACGACAGACAGCTTCCATCTGACCACGAGCACGGTAGTGTTCACGGAGTGAGTAAAGTTCACGGTGCGCTAGTTGCGTTTCACGAATCTCTACGCATTTCAAATAGAACCCTTCCGTCGATACCAGCTTTGGTAACGCTGGCATTGCACGCATGGCAACTGTAATCAGGTCATCACTGACAAGATACGGCTCAGCTACACCACGGAGTTCGTCAAACGTCGGACGATCTAAGCGGACCACGTCCCATGCCTCTGGAATAGGCACTTGCGTTAAGGTTACGCCGAATGCTCTATTCAGACAGTAGTTGAAAGCAACCCATGCGTCTTTAACAGACATAACCATGTTCAATCCAGAACGCGGATTTTGTACGGTTATCATCGAGGTGAAGACGCCTTCACTACCAAACAGTATCCAATGGTTATAGAGCGTATCCACCAAACGTACCGGTGTCAGCAATGAAATATCAACAACCTCGGACTCAAGGACTTTGGTTGGAATCTCGCCCATCAACCCGCGACTAAACTTGAAGTTGATATCGGCATCTGCCGTTTCAAGGTTGTCCGTGTTGTCTCGTGCTAATGGTTGCTCTTTTTCAAGGATTTCACGAACTGTTTTGTTGTCGTGACGAATCTCCTGCTCCTGTTGGAAGTTCAACGGTGTGAAGGAAAGACTGGCACGGTTATAAAGCGTTGTCAGCAAGTCTTCGTCACTAGCCACCATGTTATACTGACCAATCGGGAATCCACGTTTTGTCATGACGTTTTTGATAAGGACGGTTTTGGTTTCGTCTTTACCGTTGTTATGATCAATCCAACGAATATCACGATATAACCACATAGCTTGTTCGCGAGTCAGGAACTCACGGTAATCATCTAAATAGTTATGAGAAGCCAGGTAAGCCCAAAGGTGAAAACTATGGACGTAGTTGGTCCTACAGTTCCTTTGGCGTATTTCCATGATGGCACTAGGAATTGCAAAATGCAACTGTCGAAGTGCTGATGCCAGATACAGATCTTCTACCAGCGAGAAGTCGTTATGCAAATAACGTCTCACGAAGGAATCAATGAATTTCTGTAACTCTGGGATTAAGTTCTCTTCCCACGGCTCAACGAGGTCGTCGTCGTAATAAAGGATGCTGTGATCTGGGGCACTAATTGCCGTCTGTAAATCAACAGGCGTGATAATGCCGCGAATCAGAGCACGCTGCTCGGGATATCGTCTGACCAGTTCCTTATAGTAGCTACTGCCCAGGGTGTATTCACGCGCCGTGGTACTGTGCTTCAATAAGTTTTCTTTGGTGAAGTCAATCTCTTCTAACGTATCCAAAGAACGAACTGTCATCATTGTGTTCTCAGGATGATACTCACCTGCAAGGTTGAGGTAATACATCCAGGACTCGGGGCGTGTCGTATCGACATCACGCCGATATTCCATCAGTCCTCTATTTAGTGCCTCTGCCGAACCTGCGGACTTAATGACCAGCGTCTTACCCAGCTGGAGCGTATTAGCCCGATAGATATCGTATAAGTTACTGGACATTAAACGTCCTCCAAAATATCACTAAACCCTACGAGGTTTCGCAATGACAGATAAGATTAAGAAAGAGTCGGTAATGATTCGCGCCGAAAGTGTAATGGGGGGTCGGTCTAAACACCGTCGTGAGTCACCCATTACAGCCGCTGTAGCGACCAAACTCGTACGGGACACTCGCTCAGGTAGCACTAACCGCAACTATGCAAATACGTTGCAGGCGAAGACCGATGTGCTTTTCGGACAGTCCGAGAAGATCGCAGCAAACATGAACGACATTGAGAATATCTTTGAAGTTCTACCGGAAACCGAACGCTGTGAGATGATTATCACAAGCTGCATTCTGTCTCCGGACGACATGAAGTCGGTTAACCTGCGCTACGTTGCTGACCGCACAAGACTCCCTGCATCCATCCAGGCGGGCATGTTAGCCGTCATGGAGGACTTCGGCACGAAGACCTATAACATTAAGGAGAAGCTCCCTAAGATCATCAGTAAAGCTCTCTTTAAATCGGGTAGTTTTCCTATTCTTTGCATCCCAGAAAGCTCTCTGGATCTGCTGATCAACCACGATAACCGTATCTCGGTAGAGTCGGCTAACTTCCTGCAAAATGAGATTGCTCCGAAGGGTGTTCTGGGTGATAACAACGCAACCCTGAGTAAAGAGCGTGCTGAGACACGCCATGCCGGACGTGCAGTTTCTCTGGAGTCAATGGTTGGCGATTCTCGTCCTACGCGGGGCATGACAAACAACCGCATTATTGGCTCACTGTCGGTTAGCGATAACCCCAACATCATCAAGTTACCGCGTGTCCAGGAGGCGATCACTACTCAGCGCGTAATGGACGCTTATCACAGTAGCGGCACGTATGGGATGGAGAACTATGAGGACGGTCGCCGTTTAAACGACATCGCTCGTCGCCTTTATGTTCGTCGCCGTAACCGAACTGAGGAAGTCGTTCGTATCCGCACACAGGATCAAACCAACCGTAACTCTGTTGGCCATCCAATGCTGATCGACCTGAGTTCCGATGCCGTTATTCCGGTAGGCAACCCAACGAACATGTCAGAACACTTCGGCTACTTCGTTTTAGTTGATGGTTTTGGTAACCCGCTTAATAACTCTCAGGATAGTTTGTATTCTACGCAGCTGAATGCGCGTTTGAATCGTAACAAAACTGAAGCGTCGTCTATGTTGAACGACATGCGTACTAACCTCTATGGCGACTGTGGTGACGCAGACCAAGAGTATAAGGCACACATGTATGATGACTTTATGGACTTCATTGAGCGTGACTTACTGGAGCGTTTCGACAATGGTGCGATGCGTGGCCGTGCTGTTCAGATTGCTCGTCCAAATGCCGTGTATCAGATGATGTGGTCTCGTGTGCTGGCTAATAAACAGACGCAGGTAGTTTACGTACCACGCGAACTGATGACCTACTTTGCATTCGACTATAACAAAGTCGGTGTCGGTAAGTCTCTGACCGATGGCACTAAAATCCTGGCGTCTCTCCGCGCACTGTTACTGTTTGCAACCACCCGTGCGGCTGTACGTTCAGCGGTAGGCCACAAGGTCTTGAACCTGCAACTTGACCCAGCAATCACTGACCCTGAGAAATGGGTACAGCAGATGGTCCATGAGTACATTCGTGTAAACAATGGTAACTATCCTCTGGGTACGTCTGACCCTAACGACATTATGTCTTATATGGAACAGGCGGGTATCTCGGTGAACGTTGAAAACCACCCAGGTTATCCTGAGGTTAAAGCCAACGTTGAAGCGGTATCGAGTGCGGTACAGCAGATCGATCCAGACATTGACCGTGAACTCCGTAACCGTCACATCTCTCGTTATGGTTTACCACCTGAGGTTGTCGATAGCTCCACTGGCGTTGACTTTGCTGCGACTATTCGTACATCAAACGTGTTCTTCGATAAGCAGATCACGATGTACGCTACGTCGTTGTGTGAGCAAGTGAGTGACCACTTCAGGATGATTGCGGTTAACAGTGGTACCATCATGGCCGATCTGTTTGCTGTAATCGATGAGAACGAAGATCAGGTTCCTGCTGGGGAACGTAATGGCGACTGGCGTGCGGAGATGGTTATCGAGTTCCTCGAAAACTTCCGTGTCGAATTGCCTGAGTCTAACAACACTCGTCTGGAAACCCAGCTTCAGAAGATCGCTACCTATACCCAGGTATTGGATGCGGTGTTTGCTGCGTTTGCTAACGTGGAAGTGTTGCAACAGATGGACCCTGATGCTGATCGTGAAGCTTGTGAAGCAACCATCACAGCAATGCGTATGCACTTCATGCGTGAGTTTATTATCAGTGAGGGTATCCTGCCTGAAGTTACTGAGGCACTTACCTGGCCTGGTGACGATGAAGACCCGGCTTACGACTTCATGCGTAAACAGACTGGCTACTTCGAAGCGCTTAGCAATACCATGAAAACCCTGATGGACAACATCAAGGACATGCGTTCTAAGCAGAAGCCAGAAGGCACTGACAATGAAAACACGAACACCGGCGATAACTGGAACACTGGCGGTTCCGATACTAGCTGGGATACTGGTAGCACGGACACTTCGTTGACACAGCCGACCATGCCAAGCGACACCAATGCTGACCTTCCGAATGACGGTGGGACTCCATCGGGGTTAGATGAAACCTTAGGTGGCAACGGTAACGACGCGCAGTTAGATAATGACTTGAGCGTTTAAAAGCACAAAAAAAAAATAAGCATAGCACTCCTCTACCCTTGTGGGTAGAGGAGGCTTGCTTTTTATGCCGGTTTCGAATAAGACTGGGTGTAGGGTTAGTACTACCCAGTTACTCTAACTGAATATCCGATGTGTGTGATTAGCACTCCATCGGCAACTCTCGGGTTAAGAGAGAAGTTCAGCTACTCGGTTATGGTGAGAGATGATGAAGCAATCGCCATCCACTGCAAATGCACCAACATCCACGTAGAACGTCGCATTATCGGTTGTAATAACGCGCACCACATCCGCCGGGTTGTTGAAGACTTCGTGTGAGCTTTTGCGCACAGTGGTCAACAGTTTATGGAGGTGCGGTGACTGAGAGGCAGCCACACCGACAAAGCGTTCTTCTGAATCAGGTACTACACCCAAACCATCCACGGTACTGAACGGTAGGGTAACTGTTGACACCGTGGTCACAAAGACTGCGTAATCTTCAGTTGCCAGCTCACTGCCGAGAATATCAGTGTAGCGGGTAGCCTCCCGAGGAAGGATTTTTGCGAAACGACTGAATTGTTTAAACTCAGTGTTCAGCTTCTCAGTTGCGGTGGACTCACCTAATTCTTCAACAATAGCCGCCATTGCATCGTTGTAGTCCTCGGTGAAGCTTTCTACTTCGAACGACATTGCCAGGCGGTTACGCAGGAAGTCGTTGAAGCGTGCGGTCAGGCGAGACAGGTAAACTTCCTGGAAGCCTTTAGGCAGTTTAGCAACAGCGTCGGGTAACGCTTCAGCCATACGCTTAAAGGTAGCCATTCCAGCCACTACGTGGCGGAGCTTATCCAGTTCTTTGAACCCGTCTTTGCCCAGATACACTGGAACCAGCCGACGCTCGTTGAAACCTTCAATGGTAACTTCACGCTCTTTGGACAGCTTGTCCTTAATAGCGCGTGCAATGCTATCACTGGTGGTGTTGCGTGGGCTAGTATCAAACGCTTTGCGGTCAGCAGTTGCAACCACAGCTTCGATACCATTTGCTTCGTCAGCCTTGACTTCCCGACGGTTGTCAGAAACGTCAATACGCTTCTCAGTCTGTTGAAGCAGTTCCAATACGTTAATGCTTGAGCCTTTACTCTGCACAACAAGCAGTTCGGCGATGTGATCTTGCATTTCCACGTCGGTGTCCTCAGGATATTTCGGTTTAATGAATTCCACCAACAGTCCTTCCGGATTGATAAAGCGGAACTTTACATAATGTAACGCATCGTACGCCATCGGCCACGGAGTAATCCGGCGGTCATAGGCAACAATACCATCCACATCATGTTCATAAAACTTCCATCCACCACACAACTGCGGATCGTTCAACGTGCGAGCAGCGAAGTTCAGCATAGCTAATGCATCGTGCTTCTCATCGAACGGATCAAATGCTACATCATCGAAATCTTCCATGACGCCATCGTTGCCGGTTTGGTTCATCAGGTCATCGTGATTTGGCTGGAAGATAACCTCACCGCCATCAGATAAACCTAACTCACTTTCATCGACCATGTCCACACCACGCATTGGAGCTTCGGTGCGGTTTTGGTGTAGGGTATCGCGCTGCATTGCTGCATTCTGCATACCGTCGAACATGTTGTTGAAAACAGGATCGTTTCCATATTCGAACGGTTTAGCAGTTGGCTTAGGCTCTTGCTCTACTGGAGTGAACTGAGCAGCAGCTGCTTCCGCTGTCCAATCCAGCACTGAACCGGTACGCACACGCAGTGGGTCTGGTTTATACTCAGAGTTTTCTGAATACGAACGTTCGCCTGGTTCTACGTGCCCGCCGGCAGGACGACTGTGCCCGCCTGTTTCAGCTTCAGCCTCGGCTTCCATAAACATCGAAGCAATGCTGCCGCCAGCAACCCCAGTCAGATTACTACTGCGTTTAGCCTCTGGTTCACGATGACTGACAAACAGGTCATTCTTCTGACCGCGAGATCCATAGGACCCAGCGCCGGTTTCGCGTGAAGTTTCGCGCCCTCCTTGGGAACCATACCCATAGCCACCACCGCCGCGACGTAAACCCATGACGTTAGCGTAATCGGCTGAGGTCCCGGCGATCATATCGAATGTCTGACCAGCGAAGCGCTCGATGTCACCACGCAGACGAGGGTCTTCCTGACAGATGATCGAATACAGCAACCATCCGCCTAAACCAACACCCGCCATCAGTAGTGGATCGTCGTTATTACGACGCGCCGCCTGGTCAAAGTTACCCATAGCTGCCATTACATCAGGCAGATAGCGATTGATACCATTCATCGCCATTCGATAGAAGTTCTCACCAACGTTTGCATTTAAACCACGGTCGATGTCTTGACACATGGATGTTACAAACTTGTCGGCCTCAGCCGCAACACGTTCTTCGTCGCGACGGTTGTTGCCATAACCGGCGGAATGGTATCCGCCTTGGCTTGGAGATTGGCTGCGATAGCCCTGAGACTGATACATTCTGATTCCTTATTTACGTGAAATTTTGTTCTGAAGATCGCTGATGATCGGCTGTCGCGCCGGATCTGGCACAATCGTACCATCCGGTTCCAACCTAACTGCCGGGTTGGCGCGAGTACGACCGGTGGGTTCAGATTTAGGTTGGTTGGTTAAACTACCTGCCTCAACGATAGAGCCATGCAGGAACTTCGCAGGGTCAGCCAGGTTGGCAGATTTCTTATTGCCGCTACCTGCTGTTGCGTCGCCTTGCAGAACAACGTTAGACGTAATCTTAAACATCATGTTATCGCCAGGATAACTTACGCCACCAACTTCGCCGTGTTTCGCACCTGAGATCTCCAGGATACGATCTGGCTTCAACCACCGTTGCAGAATCTTGTTGATGTCTGTTTCGGTAATCTTGTTCGGTGGCAGAGACTGAAGCTTAAAGATCAGCTTCGAGATCTCTTTGGTGATATCAAACAACAGATAGCGCAGCACGGTAAGTCGTTTACCGTACATCGATGCGATGTCTGAGCTGATGATCATGTTAGAGAAGTTCTGGATAATGTACAGGAACAGTTCGTAGATATCAACAGCTGGGATATTGTCATCCGCAAGCTGCTCACGAATCATTCCGTCCATATAGCCTTCGACAGAGTTCAGGTGCGTGTCAATGCTTTCCAGTAATTTCCCCAGATTGTTTTTGTTCTTAAAGACAATCTGACCCAGCAAGATCTTCCACTGTTGAACGTCATCCATTTCGTCCAGGTTAACGCGATCAGGGAAATAATCCACGACATAAAAGAAGGTAGCAATCAATGAACTGACCGTAGGGGTCATATCACTTTCATGCACCAGTAAAGCAATGTCCGTTGGGCGGTAGTAGTTGGTTTTCAATGAAGCGGGTTTATAGCCTGTTGACGTACACACGCGATAGCCCTTCTTCACATTGACGAAATCATCTACCGTACCGATGCTAACGCCACCTTTACATATGCGCTCAAACGTTCCCCGCACCCCGTACTTACAGAAGAGATAGAGGAACAACGGTGTTTTCATATCCGTTGGGACAGTGGCCGTACCATCTGTGTTCGGTTTCTTGAGTCCGTGGTGAATCGCGGACCAATAGACGTAGGCAGTTTCAGTACGACCGTCAACTTTGAAGTGTGCGGATAGTCTTTCGAAAGTAAGCTTATCGCGGTTAAATGGTAAAAAGAGATCGTTCGTACCAACAGAGATTAAACGATCAGCCAACACCGGATAAACAAAGAAGCTGGAACCACGGATATGAATCTCACCGGCATCTCCAACAAATGGCAGGAAGATCTTAACGGGATCTAACGTTTTGCCATGTAAGCTCATTGAGTATTCGCACATAAAAACATCACTACGCGCTAGCTCAAATGCCTGCACGTTGTTACGCTTTTTAGTGACTGCCATATACTCAGCTTTTGGAGTACAACGACGCCAACCTTCATAGCGCATTCCTTCGGGAAAGCTTTCCTGCGCACACCGGAACAGGTGGTCGACATAACGCTCCGACCCCGGTACCTCACGAACAGCCACGCCCTCTGCGATCGTGCTGTTGAACTTCGGTGTGTTATCGTAGACCAAACCAAATAGATAGTTGTCCACTACTGCCCTCCAGTACTAAACCACTTACCAAATCCCTCACGATGAGTCATTCGAATTATCTGCCCCATGAGAGAGTCTAGCAATTCCATTACCAGCACGAACCACGACCGTTCACCGCTTGCCTTTTCATAGCGACTGCGACGATCGAAAGAATGTGTTGCGCCTTGAGCTGAACTTGCACCTGCACCGCCTTTACCACCGGTTGACTGCGCCTGGGGTTGTGCGTTAAAGTTAGGATGGCGTTCTGCGCGATCGCGTAAGCGTTCGGAGATACTCCTATTACTAAAACCACTCCCGCCGCTTGCTGCTTTCTTACCTGACGGCATAGATTGATTATCCATGAAAGACTCCGCCTCAGAGTGTCTTTCAAATATGGCAAGGTTTTCTTCAGCCCTACACAATTCACAAGTGCTGTAACATTTTACTTCTAGATCTCCAATCTCGTTTAAAGTGGTTACATAGACACCTGGCATTTTGCCTGCAATGTGTGATGGTGTCGCCCGTACTACTTCAACTGCTTTAACCCCCGCTATAAAGATAGCTTCACGATTGTCGTCCACATACTCAACTGCTTGTAGGCGGCCCCTAAACTTACTGTCCCGACCGACGAAATTACTCAACGGACTACCGGATACACTCCGCCAATCACAATTACCCACACCGATCAGAATCCCAGACACAGCGTCCTTGTGTATAGTACTGTCTACGAGATTATATTCACTTATCGAGAAACCATACTCGTATACCGTACAGCGTCCTGTGCTGTGCACATTGCCTTGCTCAACTGCTGCGCTAATTAGTTCGTTCATATACGTCCCGATGGATTGATTGGGAATATCAGTTGGAACCTCCAGTGTAACAATAACGCTAACGCCAGATCTTTCCCTATGATCACCGGTGATGCTGGCTGCATTAATGACTCCGTAACGATTATCGTAATAGGTTATTGCTTTACTGGATAGGTTTAATACGGTAGTGGTTACCTTGATAGATTGTACACCGCCGTAGAAACCCAGTAGAGTACGGATCTCTCCGTTATCTAAAGCGCAACAAAGGGCAGGTCGTATTATTGGATGGCGCGCCATACTTCTCAACCCTCTCGTACTTTTCGTTTTTGCAAATGGGTACCGCCATCTACATGCCACTAGGATAATATATACTTGAAATCGACTTGGATCGGAGTAGCGGCATAAAAGGAAGAAGGACTACTCCCCGAAGGGAGTAGCCCGTCTCTGTCTGACCAAGGATCGCTTGGTGTTTCCAAGAACCACTAAGTAAACCGTCTGGTCAGCAGCTGTTGACCGTCATCAGTTTACCTGTTCCGGGGTGAACCCCGTTAACTTAGTATTCTGGATGACATCAGACAGTCACTCGCCAGTAGCGCCGCCGTTTCCGCCTTCGCTGCCGCCGTTACCACCAGTACCGCCTTCGCTACCGCCATTGCCACCGGTGCCACCTTCGCTGGTGTCTTTCACAGCTTTGCTGTTGACGTCCAGCTGAGTGCGGGTCGCAGTTGCGATATCCAGGTTCTTAACTTCGATCATGCCCATGATAGGCAGGTTGGTGATCTGAAGGTTACGCATCTGGATCATGGTCTCGCGGTTGATCGCGCCGTGACGCGGAACCGGTACCACAGAAGACAGCTCTGGGATGTAGATGTGTGAACCGAAGCTCAGCGCATCTGGCTCAGAGGTGTTCTTACGAACGAACGCCAGTACGATTTTGCCAACCATACGTTTGTCCGGAGACGCAACGATGGTGTGGTCCATACCGATGCTCAGGGTGCGAGTATCGCCAGTTACCATCAGGAACTGCTGGGTAACGATGTCGGTACCTACAACCAGGTGTGGACGCTCAGAGCGGCCTTCAGCATCAGCATCCAGCGCAGCCTGGTAGTTAGAGTCACGCACCAGCTCGTAAGCCATGTTGCGGATCGGAGTTACCAGAGCACCCTGGATATCTTCAGCGCGCTGTGCAGACTGAACAGAGTTGACTTCTTTCGCCAGATCGATTTCCAGGTACTTGAAGGTAGGCTCTACCAGCAGACGGCCGACACCAGGAACGGTGGTCAGTGAAGATTTGAAGAAGCTGGTCTGAGTTGCGGCTTTCAGATCGTCAGCGTAGTTCAGCAGCAGGGTAACTGCGTTGTTGTTGGTACGGATGTTCGCAGAGTTGATCAGCGCTTGCAGATCTTTAGCGGACTTATCAGTCGCCAGCGGAGCAACGGTGCTCAGCGGTGAGCTGATTGGAACGGTGTAACGCTCTGCGTATTCGGTTACGTCAACCAGCAGACCCTGGGTACGACGGTTGGCGTTGTTACGACGACCAAACAGTTCGAAACCGAACGGAGCCAGTTTCAGTGCATCGATGATCGCTTTAGCAGATGCGTCGTTCAGAGAAACAGGTTCGTTCTGCTCGTCGAATACTGCTTTAACTTCCAGGCCGGTAGCGTTCAGGTTGATGTTGCCGTACTCGACAGACATGCGACCTACAACGTCAACTGCAACGCGCAGTTTCAGACCATTCAGGTTAGCCAGTTCCGGCGCAACCACACCAGCGGTGTTTTTGGTTTCGGCGGTCAGCAGCAGATCCTGAGTAGTGAACTGGAAGTTCATCTCACGGCTATCGCCTTCTACCGATTTAACAGCACCGGCACGAGGTGAGCGACGCACGTTGAATGCAACGACAGAGTCGCCAACAGACAGATAGATGTTGTCCAGACGAGCGTACGCATCGATTGCGTCGGTGTTGTCAACAACGCCAGCTTTCAGCAGCTGATCAGTCTGAGACACGCCCAGCAGGTCGATGGTTTTGCCGAATTTCAGCGGTGCAGTTTCAACATCATAGCCGTCAACCGGCACGGTGCGCACTGGCACTTTGGTAACGTCAACGAAGTTGTCTTTGCTTTCTTCACGGTAAACCGGAACCAGCAGAGTCGATTCGTTAGACAGGATGTTGTGGTCGCGGAACGCTTCCAGCAGGTTCACTTTTTCCAGATCCATCGGCTTGCCGGTGACTGGGTGCAGTTTACGGTTCAGAACCATGTTACGGCGGACGCGAACGTCGGTACCGATCTGCTCAGGTGAAACTACGTAGGTAGGGAAGAACGCTTCTGCGAAGTCAGCCTGACGCGCAGTTGCAGCAGCGAATACGGTAGAGAATGCGATGTGCTTACGCAGTTCGTTCTCGTCGTATGACTCCAGACCGAATGCGGCATTTTCCAGGTACTGCATGTCGCCATGCGCGCCTTCAGCGATCGCGTTGACTTTACGGCCCTGAGAAGAATCTTTGAAATCTTCAACAGAGGCAGCCAGGCCGCGCTGTAAGTAACCAACCGGGTCACCAGCGGCCATCATCACGATGGAAGCAGCTTCTTTAGAAGCATTGGTACGACGCTCGTCCAGGTAGCCCAGACCAGAATCGTTGTTAGATGCGCCAGACAGGCCCATGTGGTCGAACATGCTTTCCAGGGACTGAGTTGCACCACCGGCAACGTCACGGACTTCGGCCAGTTCGGCGTCAGACAGTGATTCCAGTGACGCTACGCGATCAGCCAGTTGTTTGCTGAATACGCCGACGCTTTGTTTGGTGATGTGGCTGTTAACCGCGCTCACTGCCTCAGACAGATTGCTGCGAGTTTTGGTATCAAAGAGCTTACCCATTATTTATATCCTTCAACGTTGAAGATTAAGCAGTGACAGTGTATATACAGTAATGCATAGTATTACAATATATAAAGTCAGTTTCCTATAGAGAACTTTGCTTCTGATTGGCTACAATGAATGCGTCGAGCACCCGGGAATGTATCGCTTGGTCGTATCCGACCATCAGGCTCAGCTGATTCATAGCAGCAGAGAAATAGTCAATATACGTCACATATATTGATGTTGTACGGCCCAATAAAAAGAGCGTAGTGTTGCTGAGGCTGCGTGGCTCATAGAATGCTACACGGAGATCAGTAGGTACCGGAATACCTTCGCCGACGAATTGGTCGCCAGACAATTGGATCTCTGCTTCACAATCATTGATCAACTCCGCATGCGCTTGTACCCACGCCGCATTATCTGGGTGGTCTACAATATTACGCATATTATCGTAAACACCGTCAGTGAAAGTGTTCACGCGTTTAGCGTAAGAATAATAAAAAGATACATCACGCTCAGATAATATGCTAGCCAAGCGCTCAAAACTTTCAAGGTCTTTTAGAGTCAGTCGACCAGAATCGACGTGAGCCGTCAACCACGGAGGAACAGCACTCACATAGAGTGTGTCTACAAGACTAGGTTTCATATTTATTCCTTCAATATAGAAGCAAAAGACTTATAACAAGGTAACACGTACAATGGATACTAAACTCGTTTTATTCAAATGCATCATGTTACTCTATTGGGAATCCCGCGTGCCGAACCCGATAGACAACTCAGCTTCTTTAGTAAAGGAACTGCTGTCGAAGATTAAAACTGTCGACAATGGCTTTGGGTCGGAAACCATCACTGATGCACTGAATGGATTGAAGTCCACAGCAGCATGGATGGCTGAGCAATCACATGCTCATACATACGATAAAGCAGCTTTGCTGCAACGTTTGCGTGTGAACGTGTCTCAGGAACCTGGTCTGATGACTGTCATTGAGGCAGCATTGGAGCACGAAGAAACCCCAGAGTATATCAAAACGCAGTGTGAAGAACACCGCAACGACCTGTACGCTTATAAAGAGCGTGAAGACATAAAATCTATCGTTAAGAAATATAGTTCTCAGTTAGCCTTCGATGAAGAAAGTATTAACTGGTCTACTTTCATGTCACAGTTCAAAGGTGAACTGGAACCATTTAGCGGCCAGCGGTTCGAAGCAACCGATGGGGCTATTGTTGATGAGATCGATACGACCCAGGTTTCTACACTGACAGATGCTATCCGACGTGGTCTGGAAGAATCCGGCACCGAAGGTATTATGCATACTCGTTGGCAGGGACTCAACCGCATGATGGGTGAGTACAGCGGATTCCGTCGTGGCGACTTCATTGTTGTTGGCGCACTACAGCACAACTTTAAAACGGGCTTTACTCTTGACTTAACACGTCAGATCGCGATGAACGCAACACCGTACATGCGTGACCCGAGTAAGAAGCCACTGATCCTTCATATCTCCACAGAGAACTCCGTCAAAGACAACGTTATCCAAATCTACGTAACGTTGAAAGCACAAGAGACCGGTGAGAAACTTGAGATCACCGACCTGTCTGAGCGTGCTAAGAATTCTCCTGAGCTTTATGCTGAAATTGCAGAGTACGTTAAACGTCATCTGGAACGTACGGGTTACACAGTTAAAATGCTGCGTGTCAACCCAAGTATGTTCAACTACCAGAAACTATTCAACCTGTTAGCCAAGTACGAGTCTCAGGGATATGAGATTCACTTGATGACAATCGACTATCTGAATATGATGTCGAAAGAAGGTTGTGTGACTGGTGCTACGGGTACGGACGTACGTGACTTGTTCCGTCGTGTTCGTAACTACTGTAACCCACGCGGCATTACTGTGCTCACACCGCATCAGATCAGTTCTGAAGCGAAGAACTTACTGCGTAATGGTACTGAGTCCTTTGTTAAAGAAATCGCTAACAAAGGCTATTGGGATGGTTGTCGTGTAATCGACCAGGAAGTCGACCTTGAGCTTCTCATTCACATTGAGAAAGTTGATGGTGTGTCTTACCTGACTATCCAGCGTGGTAAACACCGTAAGGTGGGTATTACGAAAGAAGAAGACTTGTACTGCGTTTACAAGTTCCACCCTGTCTTGGGTATTCCCGAAGACGTTGGTGGGCCTGACATGTCGCGTAGACGTGTTGCTGGTAACACAAACGCAGAAGGTGGTGGCTCGGGTTGGATGGACTTCTCAGCCGCAGCTTAATAACAAACGAATCCATTGTAAACACACGAGGCAATTGCCTCCCTCTCCTCCCCGACAACGGGAGGAGAGGCTTTTTATGCGCTAGTCCATTTAAAGACAAAAAAGAAAAGAATGTAAAGGCCCCCTACCCGAAGGTAGGAGGCGTGTGTATTACTGACGAACTTTGATGGTGATAAACGTCTTATCGTTGACGAGTTCAATGCGTAACGCGTGTCCGCCCTGATAAGATGTATCTAAGCCGAGTTCGCTATGGATAGCATCAAAGATAGCTTGGCGGGTGTAGGCACCCTCGCGAGCAATAAGCCCAGGGAAGAAAGTGAGATGAATAACTTTCCAGTTTTTATTACCCTCGCGCCCATTCTCGTTCACCTCATCGCGTATGGCAACAGTGAAATTACTGAAGGTGAAGTCTACATCCGTCTTGTTAGACGACTGCGTGATCTTGGACGGGATATCGTCACTATTGCAGATGGTATCCAACGCAGCGAGTACTTTACCACAAACTGCCTTGTCTAGTACCTCCTGCATTTCTACGTATTTGGATTGATCTTTTTCCAGTCGACTGATCAGCTTACTTAAACTTGCCATTGTTACTCCCTGAAACGCGGATAGCCCGGGTTATTCTGTTGAACGAAATAGGTATACGGCATAACTTCGTGCAGCCACTGGTCACCTATCTTAGCACCAGCCAATCCAGACTTAAGCGGTTCAAGTTTGAAGTTGCCGTTTGTGATAGACAGGTCGACCTCGTCGGCAGTGTACATACGAGTAGGTGTCCCTGGGATGGTGTCATAGTCCAGAACCAAGACTTTAACCGGACCAGTGGGAACCTTAGTGGTAGGTGTCACAATGACGAATTCCCCATCGCCACGGTCAATGGCCAGATCAGGGTCATTCCACACAAGCATGCCGCAATGCAGTGAGATTACATACCGCTTGTTTTGAGTTTCTGGATTGATGAACGTGACATCAATGTCTTTAAACTCTGATGTCGGTACCCAGGTAGTCTTACCGGCAGGCAAGTCCGGTATGTGTGGCGCGGTGTTGTCACGACTTAAGTAGTCACTGAGAAGTACGTCCTTAAGGACAAAAGCGCGGAGGAGCGTATGGTGAGGGTCGTACTGTGCAATCAGGTAATTACGTTTACCCGGTGGTACCGGTTCGCCAGCGCCGATTGTGATTACGTCACGCCCGACTACCTTAGCCGTCCGTGTAACATGAGCTGCATCGTTCAGTATCAGTGGCACAACGTGATCAATGTGTGCTGCCTCCAGAACGGATTTCTCGCGCGGATGCAGTTGATTGCATCCGGCATTTTCCCCGAACTTACGGACAACCTCACCCATTGGGACGGTTTCAGCAGACCAGTTAGGCGGTACGTCCTGAACAAAACCACGCAGATGCATTTTTGCAACCTGATCGCGAACAGCCTTTGAGTCGTCCACCATCCGACCACTAAACTCAATGGTGAAGTCCTTCGGCAGTTTGGTCTCGATCTCGGAACCAAATGCTTTCGGCTGAACGTTAATGCAGAGGTTAGCAGCTGCAATCTCATCCGGATTTTCGTCGGACATCTGAACGAAGACAATATTGTCACCGCACTCGATCTCGTCGATGAAGATCTCAGGCAGTTTAATACCGTCGTATGTAACCGTGTGACGTTGATGGCCATGCACAGACGCCTGCACCGACGTGAGCATCTTGTCGTTAGTTACGATCACGACGCCTTTAACATCAATGTGGTGGATATCAGTTGACATGCTTCAGTTCTCCAATGGAATATTTAGATAAGGAATAGACTGGACCCAGGCGTGGCGGTAAGTAAACACCGAACACTACGCTCAGACCTACTAAACTTTTCACAACCAGCACAAGAACTTTATCCTGTTCCTGCCCCGGACCGCGAGCAGATGGACTTGTTTTATACTGCTTGCCGTTGTAGATAACATCAATCGTCTTATCGGTTATCGCGGTACCCTCGCTTAAGTCAATGAGGCAGATGCGGTCTACGTCATCGGCAACGCGAACCAGACTAGGGGTATCTTCGATCTCAGACGTAAAGACCAGCGATTCCACCATAGGCGGGAATGAACCAATCTCCATTGTCCGATTACGGATAAATCCCTTCACGTCAAGCTCGTACTTGTTACCACCCTTCGACATAATTGTCTTAGGGGTACGTAGCGCCATATCTGCAAACCGCGAATCTGGTATTGGCTTAAACGATAGACGGATGTCGTCATCAAAAGGTACATAGACCAGACCATCTGGAGTTTTAATGCGGTACCCGGTAAGACGCACCCATTTACTACCAAACCAAAATGGAATAGGTCGACCGTGTTTCTGCTGAGCGTTCACCGTGAAGAATAACTCAGGTTCGTCCGGTGAGATTCGATCTTCAAACCACGCCTTAGTACTGAGTGGTTTCGTCAGTACAGGTGAGCCGGGAATGTGAACTGGCGAGGCGTCGATAACATCGCCAGCACTATCCAGTATCGCTAAGAGGTGCATCCCACCTTCGGGGCAAGGTTTTGTAACAACAGGGTAGTCAACACCCTGGTAGTTAACGGTTGCCGGGAAAGAGATATTTTCCCCGCAGCACAGAACACCTACGATTGCATCTTGCATTTTCTATTCCTTATAAGAGATATAAATTTTGTCTACGCTGATAGCTTTATCAGTGCGGTTATTTACAACAGTACCCATGACCATAAGCTGACCGTTCTCACTGTTATAAACAGCATTGATAACGAAGTTAACTGGATACCCGCCATCGTCCACTAAAGCCAGTCGTGAACAACGCAGATCTTCAATTTTAAAGATCTTGTTTTCACCAGCCGGGTCAAGTTTGAAACGGTAGTTAGGTCCATTCATAAATTCAAAATCTTTACACTGGCCACCAACGTTCAGACGGACACCGGAAACGATCAGGGATTCGCCAATACCACGATATCCTTCCGGTTGGTGGTGTGTGACAAAGTTAGACACAGTCAACAGACGCTCGCCCGAATCAAATGGAACGAAAGTATTCTGTTCGATGGCAGGTTGATTGTTGTTAGTTACTGACGGACGGACTGATACTTTCTGAACCATGATAATTCTCCTAAGGGCATAAAGGGAGGCATTTAGCCTCCCGTGGTTTAGACTGGTTTAAGCGGGAATGAGAAGTCACTCACCGCCATGCGATGATCACCCAGCTCAATGACTGCATTGGGTGACAGGTAATATCGGATGGTGTATGGGAACTCATCCTTTTCAGACGGAACGACATCGCGGTCGTACGTTTCCCAGCCAGTAAAGTCCGGCGGAGTTACAAACGCGTCGCACTGAACGTCAGATGCATCAACTTCGGTTACGACCCAGGCATCAACGTACTCAGCTAAGATCTCATAGGTCTTAGCCCCGCCGATTACCCAAAGATCTTCACGTTTGCCGACAATAGCCATGAAGTCACGAAGACCCTGAACCATCTGCACACCGATGAAACCTTCAGGGAGATCGCGCTCTTTAAAACGGGTCAACACGTAGTTCTTTCTGCCTGGCAGTGGTTTACCCAGCGAGAGCATGGTGTTATAGCCCATGACCACTGAGCAACCCTGTGTCATTTCCTTAAAGTGCTTAAGGTCTGACGGAATGCGCCATGGCAGTTTGTTTTCGAAACCAATACCGTGATCGCCTTTACGCCAGGCCACAATCGCATGAATCATTTAGCTACCCATTTTGAATTTGATGAAAACGCCCACCGCAGTGAACAAAGCAACCAGAATCACACATGCAATGCGCACGGGTTTCTTTATGGCTTGTGCTTCACTACAATCGTAGCAGATTGGCCACTCGTCTGAATTTTCCATAACATCAAAGTCAGCGAGTGGTTTGTTCATTCCACATTGATCACACCGCATTCTTATTCCCGCATACGAAATTGAGGATATCCACCACAGTGTTGGCATCGAACTGAGACGGGCGTATTTCGATGAGTTGTGCAGTGGGACTTGTACGCACACCAAAGCGATAGCGATACTGACCGCCATCCACTTCGAAGATAATCCAGGCCACGAAACCGTGGTAGGTCAACAACGGAATATAGATCTCCGGGTTCTGACCAACAGCGCGATTGCCACTGAAGTCGTAGATACCGCAATCCACCAGACCGATTTGTTGCGTATCTATCTGTGCTTCCAGCGCTCTGACCAGTTGAAGATCAAACATACCGTAGAATGATTTCACGGCGTCACATAGGTCTCTCCGATATGGCAGCAGACCGTTTACAGCCATTAGGCTAATAGCTGCACTTGTTTCATTGCAATACGGAATTGTTACCGTTGGGACCAGCTCGTGGAACAAAACCTTTAACTGCGGTAGTTGCTCTACCGGCATCGTGACAACACACGAATTGGGGATGAGCTGATAACCCGGACCCAGTTTACTAACCTGGATCTTTGTTTCCAGGAATTCACGAGTGTGGTTGTGGAGTTGGAATGCTGGGTCAACCCCATCTGAGAAATCGTAGTACAGTGGTGTATCGTTCTCAGACAGTAATACGGTATCGTATCCAATAGACTTATCGACGATACTGTCGATAAGCTCAAGGACGGTCATTGTTTCTAGCGACATTTTGATTCCTTTTAAAGAGGGGACCGAAGTCCCCGTTTATTAGCCGAGCGCCAGCGCTGTCTTTTTCCGACGGTTAGTCATGATCGCAACGAAGTTATCATGCAGTCCGGTTTCATCGTTAATCGGTTCAGCAGGCCAACCAGCAATCCCTTCGCTGTTATACTCTTCAACCAGCTCATCCATCACTGCCGGAACCAAGTTCATTGCAGGCAAGTCCCCACCACCGTCCAGCAACTTCATCATGCTACCTACAGCGCCCTCAGCGGCTTCCTGCGGAGTTTTAGCCTCAGTGGACCAGTACTCTGCTATATTAGCAGCGGACTCCAGGAACTCAGCTACACGCTCTTCTTTAGGCACCACAGCTTTGAAGTTCGGGATGGCGCGGTTAGACGCTTCTTTCGATATAGACATCAGGTGATTAGTTTCCACTGAGAGTTCTTTAGCAAAGAACTTCACTGCATCCTCCAACTTACCCTTGTTAGCCATATACGTCTCAGCGATGATATTAGCGTGCTCATCAGTCAAACGGAAATCTGGACCCAGTTCTTCACGCAGCCAGTTTACCGCCTCATGAATGTCGTTGGGCAAACTAACTGGAACTTTGAGTTCGTCAAGTTTCTTAGCCTGCTGATCCTGTAGCGAGGTTTCAGTAACTGGCTCGAAGATGGTGTGTTCTTCTTTTGGTGCGATAGGGATACGCAAATGACTGTTATCGGGAACAATCACATTTATGCCATCGACGACATAACCCTGTTTAGCTGCTGTCTCACGGTAGATCGGATAGAACAGCTCATGCAACATGACATCACTATTGAAGCCGTCATTTACTTCCAGCAGTCTAACGTCTTCGGGTAGCTCGTCGATGTCCGGCACATACGTCATGTCAATAGGTGGCGACCCGAGACTGGTACCGTCGAACAGGTTTAAGATACTGAACGTTACGCCGCTGGCGACGTCCTCTTTATCCTTACCTATGCTGGCCCAATAAAGCGCATTTCTTGAAACGTCTTCAAGAAACTTATCAACTGGATCAGTTACAGCACGCATATTCTCGTCCTGCATCTTTTTCAGTATTTGATCCACGGTTAGCGGTTTACCACTCATGCGTTCTTACCTCTGAAAGTCCGATACTCACCGGAACGAATCTCTTCAAAGTCTACGAGTCTGAACCCAGTAGCTTCTAGGGAGATATTGATGTAACGCTCGTCCCGAATAATCGTTTCGTGCATATGAGCGTGGACATTGATTCGACTGCGTAGCGCTAACGGATGGCGAGGCGAATGCGTAATCAGGAAATGATTACGCTTCTTGCTCTCCACGACGTCGTCGTACACTTCGACCAAGTCTCTCGCGTCGGGTTCGTGATCTGTGCAGTGATTGCCAATGACCAGGATTTTACGAAACGGATACTTCTTCAATTTGTACAACGACTCGCGAGTAAAGAACATATCGCCAGCCATGATTAACTGATCGCGATGGTTTAACGGGGCGAGTAGGTCCCAGAAAAACTCATCGTGTTCAGCTACTGTTTTAAAGCGCGTACGTTGTCGACAGATGTTTTTGTGGGAAACGTGACCATCCCCAACAATAAGCGTTCTGCGAATCGACATTGTACCTGACCTTATTTGAATGGTTTGCGATGATCAACCAGTGCTGTCTTGCGACGGCCATAACGACGAACGTAATCCGCAACCCGATTAGGCGCAAAATCTGCGTGTGTCAGCAATGACCACGGCATACCGGCTTCAACCTGCACGATGAATTCGAAAACTAACTTGTCTTCGACATCGCCGTCGAGGGCAGGATAAGTAGCCAGTAATGCAATGGCGTGGAACGGACAGGAATCACCAGTCAGTAACGGAATACGGATGGACGGTGTAGATGAAACTTCGCCCCACGTATTACCGTAGACAACTAATGGCTCGTTGAACTCAACCTTCAGTGTCCCGAGTTGGTTAGCATAGTCCATTTCCAGAACATGACAGCCGAAGGTAGAATGCGACGCGATCTCTAGCATCTTTAACATCAGATACGGGAACGGCATTTCGTCGGTGAAGCTAGCCACCAGTAAAGACAGCCCTAACGGAGTATCCGGACAACGGGCAGAATGACGCTCAAAGTTCTTAGCTACCTTGCTAAAGAACTCTTCGTCTTTGGCCGTTTCGAAACACAGCGCATAGTTTCCGTAGTCCTGCATGCATTCGATTGGTTTGATATGCTCCAACGTCTGCACTAAACGCGGCAGCACCTCATTATTACGTTCCCAGTTATTCGCAAAATACGGAACAGGGGTAACGTCGTAATAGTAACGACCGTTGCGTTCCAGACGTTCTTCATTATACATCGAGAAATCAGTTGGTGTTTCATCTAACACCATACGACGAATGAGTTCACTCGGGAGTCGGAGCATGTTCTTTCCTTAAATTCATAATGAGTGCTGAACGAGCGGCAGTGGGTTCACGACTGACAGCCTGTGCCATGGCTTCCAGCAATGGTTCACCAATAGCATCGGCAATTGGTTTTGACAACTGCGCCGCTTTACAATCGCCCAGCATGTTGTAAATGTAATCGATCATCCACAAGTACGTCTCATCTGCTGTTTGGCCAGGGAGCCACGGATTCTCTGGATCGTCGAGTTCGGCAGATAAGAAGTTAGCGCGTTTTGGATCACCGGGTAATCCGTACCGAGCTACGCAACGACTACATAGTGCAGCGATACCGACAGAGGCCATATGGGCAGAAGCTTCAGGACGACTGGTTCTGGCGAAACCGTCTGCCATCGCTAACTGCATCTTGGTGAAATCAATCCGGTCCTGTGGAGTCAGAAGACGATTATGCTCCAACAACTGATCAGCACTAACCGCCGCCTCACCGTACATCTCTTCCAGTCGTAATTGGGGAGATCCAATACCCATAATGCGGAAACCGTGTTTGAACCGATCTGGGTCTTCAGTAAAAACGCCACGTTCACGCGACATACCAGGTTCCATCACGGCAGACATCGTCACAATCTCTGTGATTTCACGGAACTGTGCGTCCTGGCGCATCTGTAGCCAAAGTGCTTTCTTAGTACCAAACCAGCGAATGTTAGACCAGCTACCATCGGCAGCAGATTTGTAACGCAACCCAGCAGTAGGCTTAGTAGACCACAACTGACCGTTACCACCGGCAATGCACAGCTCGAGAGCGTCGTGAATGTGTTTCTCACGGGGACGCAGTGGAATAGCAACGCCCTCACACCACATCCGCTCAGGACCTTTCATTCCCCACGGACGAGAGCACATCTCATCGATATAACGAACGCGACCATTCGGGTCGACTGGATTGAAATTAAGAATATTCAAACCATGGAACCACTGGTGTGCAACGTTCTTCAGGTTAGCGAGCATGCAACGACGATCGTGGATTAAATCATCGTTGTTAATCAACTCACGAAATGATTCACCTAAAGGTGTCTTGGGAATCTGGTAATACTGCTGGCGATAACTCATGACGCGCTCTCCATCTTCTCCACCATCTCATCAATGACCTGTTCTAATGTCTTACCATCAGTTTCGGTCATGTCGATAATGGACTCGTCTTTAATGTGCTTGGCAGGACGCGGACGGAATGCGTCAACTTGGGCCATCTTGTTATCTACCCAGTTGAACCAGTCAACATTGCTCGGATGCACAGGCATTTCGTCCAACAGAGCAAGTGCTTCTTTTAACGGCTCGGAATAGAAACGCTGGCAGAAACGACGAATCAGCTCCGCACCAATTTGGTCTTTCCAGATATAGCGCTTGAACATCTCTGCTGTGGTCAGGACCTCAACACTGGCATTAGGCGCATCAGCGTCTAACATCTTCATTGGGTCTGGCTCACCACCCAAGTTCAGGGTATCGTAGTTGATACCCTCCAGTTGCAGATAAGCGTGATTGTAGTTATCAATCAGCTGCAACGGACTGATACGTTCATTCTCACCGAGGAGTTCTTCCATCAGGGTGTAGTAGACACGATGAACCGCTAATGCGGTGGTACCGCAATCGCCACCATTAATACGTTCGACAATACCTTCAGGCGTTAACCGCTCCTGATACACCGGCGAGGCATTTTCTTTTTCGCTTTCGAAGCGTTCAAAGCAGAACTCACCGTAGTGGTGAATCCACATCTGTAGGATACCGGATAAGATTTTAGGGCTTGAGATGAAACCATCTTCAACAATAAGATATTTACGCATTTCTGATTCCTTTTGTTATCTACAAAGTAAGCGGCTTTTGTAAAAAAGAATTGAAGCGAGCTATAATTTGAAAACTATTTACCCAACAAAACAAAATACTGTCGTGTAAACACTCCGTCTACTGTTTGATGAGATATAATCCATTTCAGTACTAACAGCATAAACCCCAGACTCTTCTTCAAACGATAACTCATCTTTGTAATTAATTACACTGAGCGCTTGCTGCTCAGTTAGATATTATATATCTGTAAACCGACTGAAGCACATAAACCAGGGACCCCCGAAAGGGTCCCTGGGTGTTATGCCGTTATTTACTTTTTGGTGGTATGTATTCCGGTACTTTCGCATCCTTCTCATCAGCGGATGGTAAAAGTGGATCTGGTCCAATATACATTCCGTTTGTACGATAACAACTCCCGTTAGAGCAGTAGGCGTTATTGGTGGTCACGGATACACTGTTAGAATCCGATCTTACCCGCCAGGCCCACACCGTAAACACTGCTGCAATCAGACCAACCAACAGCAATGCCATAGCGAGGAGCTTGAGGAAATTGAAACTGCCTTGGTCTGGTCGCATACGACCTCCTAAGCGCGTTTCTCCGGCGGTTTAGAAACAAGTACGGTCAGGGCGGTTTTTGTCTGATAGTGGACAGTAGTCATGCCCGGAGCTGCAAGCTCTGTAAAGCTATCGCCCCCCACGAGCGTACCTTGTAAAGTTTCGATTACGCCACCTTTGTTGTATAGCACTCTGGTTGGCATCCCAGGGTAAAGAAGAGCAGGGTTGGAATAGCCCCAGCCAAACTGCATAAGCTGTTGTGTATTCTTCGCTAGCTCGGATATCATCAGTGCCGTGTTATCCGTAACACGAGAAACATCAAACTGTGCGCTGTTTAAGCCATCAGGACGATCCGCTACAGAAATCCTGCCCAAGATATCACTCTCAGAAGAAAACCCGGCAGAATCGTCTACAGGCACGTATTTATCCATTATACCAGTGGCGGTGGGGAATACCTTAGCATTACCACTATTTAACTGATGATGGTCTGTTTGGTCAACGGAGATAGCTTCATCTGTCGCTAACACAAAGAGATGGTTTCCTAACATCGTGTAGCTATGGTCGACATCGGGCATGGCGTCGGCCGGAACACGAATAATAGTCAGCGTCCTTGGTGACTTATCGAACCTGGAGTTATCGTAGAGTGGGTACGTATACCAGATGCGATTTGTGTAATAACAACCGATCCCGTTGTTGTAAATACCACCGCAGTGCTTTTGCAAGTAACCCGCCAAGTCAAAGAGAGGTAACCCGCTCTTCACAATGACATGCTCTCTGAGGTTTGGCTTTCCGTCTGCCTTTAGTGCGGTATCCGGAATAACCATCTCAACACCGAGTGGTTTTACAGCCTCGTCAATCTCAAGGTTCTGAGATTTTGCGGTTAACAAGGTGTTCAAGACATCACCAGCTGTGGTTGCCCTGAAAATACCACCTACTGTTGTCAGTCGCAATTGGTACAGCGCCCGGTCGATTAACTGGAATGTAACGCTACGCATGGCATTACTTTTATCGTAGCTATTCAAGTTAGCTTCACCGACCTCAGGCACCGTGACGTCTACCAACGTCGCTTTATAGCGATACGTTACGGCATTGAACGATTGGTCAGCATTGCGAGAGGTAGGACGCCCCACTCGAGTTTTGGTGATCATCACTTCCAGGTCTTTAGCGTTAGGGAGGATAACTGCATCGTAATCGCTCTCTACAAATAACGCTATTAACGTTGTGTTGTCACCGTAGCTTGACCGATAATCGCGCTGCTCATCCAACGACACCATTTTCATGGCGATGACTTGTTGGCCACCGCCACGTACAAAGATGTCGAACCGAAAGTGGGTAGGTTGCGATTTATCTTCCATGATCATCGCAATGTCAGCGTAAAGTGCGGTACCTTCTATTCGCATGTTAACGCTCCCAGATTCTTACGCGATCCAACACCTTAGTATCGATGATGTCGTCGAGGCTTCGGTGTTCCTTAACAATACTTGGATCGTAACGACCCAGGTCTGTCTGGTCGAGGGTGTAGGTATCCCCTTCTGGAATGAACGGCATGATAGAATCGTCACGAGCGGTGAGGTGTTTGTCCTCTTTGCGCACGTACGTTTCAACCATTGGGAATAACCCGCCTGCAACACGACTCAACAGTTCGATATCGCGTTTAACCCGCTTCAACCGATCTGGTTTGAAATAGAAGCTAGAACGGAACTGGTCTTCCCACCATTCGAGATGTGCCTGTATCAGTTCGTAGATCTTGGCCGCGTCCTCTAGCGACACGATGATGACATCAGCGCCATCGTTGATCAACTCTGCGATATCGGAGGTGGGAATATAAATATCATTCCACACCTCACCCAACTCAGCGTCATACTGGTCATCCCCAGTGCTAGGTAAGCCAAATTCAGCCGCTTCCTTAACGTCGATTAAGTGCTTGGCCTTTACCCTGCAATGAAAGATCTGCTTAAACAGTTTATAGCCTGTTGACTCTCTATCGACATTCATAGACTTAACTCACGTTGATTAATGCAACCCGCAGGATATAGAACAGAATAGGCATGTAATAGAAACGCGTTGTGGATGTCCACAATACACGATCGTTGCATGCTTTAATGATCATCGCTGAATCACAGAACTTACCACGCACCGCAGAACGGAACATCTGTTCCAGCGCAGACTGACTGTCCAGGTTCTGATAGAATGCCTTAGAGAAAATGTAACTCTCTTTGATAATCTCATCAGAAATCCACTCAGTAGATCCGCCCAGTGTACCAGGAACTTCGTCCATCTTGGTTCGGCTAAATGCTTCATCCATGGAGACCTTGCGGTTCAGCTGCACGTTAGGACCCAGGTTCAGTTTGAACTTGGACGCCACCGTACTTTCCCACGCACCCTGGTTCACTTTGATCCCAACGGGATACATCGTGGTTTCAATGCCGCTAAACGCAATGTTTGCATAGAGGGCCTGGGTGCGGAAATAGCTAGAGTCGACAGGTTGGATGTTCGAGTAACAACGATCGAGGATAGTCTCATCACTGTTTAATGCAGCATCAAACAGCGTGGTGATGTTATCGTTGAAACCCAAGTCAACATTCAACTCATGGATATTAGCAAGCCAGCTGTGGTCAGAAACATCCAGGATTCTTTTCAGGAACGCTACAACAAAAGAATCGTAGATGGCTTCAGACTGCGACGGGATCAGAAGGGTGTGAAACTCACGAGAGTAGAACTCACGATAGTACTCACCCGGCAGCGTAGCGAGGAGACGTTTCATCTCTTCGTACTGCGTATACTCCTGTTCCAACAACACGCCACGGCGGCCGGCCAGATACTGATCACGGACGTAGCGACTTACTTCGTTGGTCTTGGTCTCTAAGTTGGCAGAGACGGCCGGCGTTAAATAGTCGATGAGTTTATAGGAGACCTCATAGACAGCGGCCTGTAAGTAAGACTTAGGCGTGACCTCAGTGATCTCGAAGCGACCCATTTTCCCATCGCCGATATCAACAAGGAACAGATCGTGTACGTTCGGAACTATCCCGGCGTAGATTACAGATGAACCACGAACCTCGAATTCATTCTCGCCGTTGCGGAAGCTGTTAGACAGCGGCTCCTGCACGCGGAACTCCAACCGGTCAATACGGTTATACTGTTGAGATACCGCAGGTAGGTCGATGCTAAACGGAACCGGGTTGTTTCCACCGGCTAAGATCTGGCTGTAGTATCGTTCAGGGTACCACTGCGAACCTTCAATGTGCGCAATGATGGCTGACTTCGGAAACAGGCGAGAGTCGACCTTAATATCCTGATACGGCTTACTGAGCGGCTTAGGGTTGGGTTTCGTCTGAGGTTTAGGTACAACGGGTTTTGGCTTCCCGCTGTAGTCTTCATCAAATGTTGGCATTTGGATCTCCAGTGTAGAAGATAAACTGTCCGACTGTCATACGGCGATACTCAGGTCGGGTCTTCCAGGTCGGGTCAGTAGTGCCAATTGCACTCAACGCCTTAGACCAATCCAACGGAGCAACCATCTTCCCACCACGAAGGCGAGGAAGGTATCCCCTGGCTTCGAGACTTGGATCGACAATCTTTAATACTTCCAGGCAAACCTTACCAGTCTCACGCAATTTGCGAGCGTACGGCTCTGAGAGGGCAGATAGATCAGAGACCATAGCAAATCTCAGGTGGTGACGTTGACGTTCACTGAGAGGCGTTACAGAGCGCAGGTTAAGGGATTCGTCCAGGTACAATGCTTCTGGTGTCCAACGGGAGTTCTCTGAGTAAAACTCGATAACGAATGGAGACATGCTTGTTTTAAACATGCTCTTCTTGTTCTCTTTGATCCACTCAAGCAATACCGGGTTGATCTCCCAGCGACCTAAGTCCTGAAGGTTTGCAATCTGATACGGGTCGTCACTATCGACCATGACAATGGTGGTAAAGACACTTGTTGTCGAACGATCGAAATCCCCTGGTGCCCAGTCGTCATAGCTCGGAACAACAATACCACCAATCGGATGTTGCCATTCACGAGGTCGAGTAAATGGAAGTTTCTCGTACGCACGACGAGAAATATTCATCAGTCGTTTCTCGGTAAGTGTATATGGCGTTGGGTCTTTACGATAACGCGCGTCAACAATCTGGTTGTGTATCATAACCGGATAGTTAAACATCATCGAGATAGGCTTGTCGTAAACGAAGGTGAAGCCGAACTGCGCTATCCATGTCCCATTGGAGTCGTTGCGTTCAGGTTGTGGAGGCATGGTAAAGTCGAACCAGCCAACAATTCCACCCTGTCGTTCCTGCACGCTAAACTGATGCCCTTTCTCGCCATTGGTTTTCTCAACCGTAACACGATCGTCAAACTTTTCACGAAGGTACTCAGTAAACGTCTGACCATACCCAGCGACGTTCTCACGCAACTCGTGGAGATGCGCAAGGATGACTAGCTGTGCGGGAGGGATCTGGTAACTGTACTGTAGCTCCATCGGTAGCTCAGCGCGTTCCATACTGACATACGTACGGATATCTGCCAACCATCGCTGAGCAGCGGCTTCATTACTAAAGCGATACTCAATACGTAAATCGACCTTAGCTTTTACGTAGATGGGACGAAGAAAGATTTGCAGGGGTTCGTCCAGGAAGATAGGAACGTTATCACGCCAGTTGGTTGTGGCGGTTAACGCATCGGTATCGTCGTACTCTTCGGTGTAATCTGCTTTGATTTTCTCATGGGCATCAAACCGACGGTCATCACCTGAACCGGTGTTAATCTGCGTTCCCGGTAGAGCAGCGGCATTGGAGTTGGTAAAGACCTGAACCTCCACGTTGCTCTTGATACCGGTATATTGCTTCAGGATATCTATCGCCCCGATAACCACTGGCCTGGTGATTGCCTGTGTGGTCTCAGCGATTGTTTTAACTACAGCAGGCATAGTAGTGCCCTCGCATGAATAAAGTAGGTACTTGTCATATTATCGGACTGACGGCATAGAAGCCTCTAGAGAGCACAAGGCTCTCTAGAGGGCATCAGCATGCTACGTTTTATTCGCCTTCGACAACTACGTTGCCAGCTTCATACTCCGCTTCAAGCGCGGTCAGTGCGAGATACACGCCGTTGTTCAGTGCATCGAAATCGTGTTCAGCGTTAACGGAAACAATACGATCACTGATGAAGTTTACTGGCGGGTAAGGTGTGACATTAGTTGATTTCTCAATCTGAGACATCAGCTTACCAGAGTCACTCACCAGGAAGGTTGGAACTACTGGCGCGTAAACACACTTTTCGCCATTGCGGATTACGATGGTATAAACACCATCTTGCGTGGTCAGTGCTTTAGTCAGTTCCTGCGCCATGCCGTAGGTAGTTTCAGAAACCCACATGTGAACTTCCAGCACGTTGTCGTTCATCGTCAGAGTATGACGATACTGTTGCAGACGATTGCTCAGCTCACGATAGCTATCAATGGTCAACGCGTCGCCACTTACACGAACGGTTTTAGGCGATTGCGCAACATCGAGTGACGGGGTAGAGTTGGTGATGTGGAACTCTACGTCGTATTTGCCGATTTCAGCAGTTTCGATGTTAGCCTGAACCTGACTGAAGTTGTGCGCTTCTTTACAGTTGTTGACGTTCTGAATAATAGCACGCCACGCAGGCGCGTGTGTAGCGGGAACAGGGAAGCCCAGACGCAGAGTGCGATGCAGGACATCAATCAGAGTACCGACGCTCACTACGCCCACGACGCTATCCACAGCCGCGCTGAAATCATTAACCACACGCAGAGAAATAGTGGAATCACCGCGAGACAGCTCGAAATCAACAACGCCTGATTCTTTAGCTTCGACTTCATTGAGTACTTTAACTTCATGGGATTGTAAACGCATAGGTTCTCTCTTTGGGTTTTACGGATTAGTGGTGCCGTACGTACCTTTGTAATTACGCAGATCGTTGCGGCTCTTCAGTGCTGAAATTGCATCGGTGAGTTGATCAACCACCATGCGGAACTCATTGCAGCGAAGGGTAGAATCTTGCAGACCCTTGTAGTGCTCCAGCATTGCTAACAAGACAGCTTCCGGCGGAATACCTGTAAAGCCGGCCTGTGCAAACTCACCCGTTTGGATGTTAAGCTTGACACGCTGTGAGCCATCGTCACCCAGACCACTAAAGACAAACGTAGAAACCGCTACGTTGACTGGGTCATCGGGTAAGTGATTAGGGTCGTACTCCGGTTCAATACCCTGGACAGTAACAGTTTTATAACCTGGATCTTTCAGGTCTTCGTAATCAATCATAGCTTTACCCCAGTGTGTAAATTTTAATCGTACGCTGAAAGCGAACGGTCGACGACATCGAGGGTAGCATCAATGGCGGTTGCCAGATGTCCCATGATATCTCGGATAGGTGAGGTGGCAGCAGCTGAGAAAGCAACTGATGCTGAATAAAGCAATTCGGCATTAATTGAATCTAAGCCCCCACGCTTAGCGCGCTCGGCTACGGCTGTGTGAATCTTACCCATAGAGGAGACAAGTCTCTTCGCCGGATCACTGGTATCAAACCGTTCTATGACACCGACATATTTTTCACACAACTCTAACAGACGACGACACATTGCCAGATCGCATGTTTCGATCGTAGCGCCAGCTTTCGCTTCGTAATCTTCATCACCCAAACGAGTCTGTGTGAATTCGAAGTTTACTGTACCAAACGTGTCCGCTATCTCACTACCATCTCGCGGTTTAGTAAGATATAACGTACGGTTGCCCATTAAGTTCTCAGACGCCGTCGTTACGTAACCTTTACTTTGGAAGCGTGGGTCACTTCCAACCTGACGAGTGCAGTCGGATGCTAGTGACGTTTTACCCAGCTCGGCGAAGGCACGGGTCAATCGTGCTTCAGTGGCGCGAGGGTTAGGGAAGCTATCTGAGTTGGTGATCTTCGTGACTTCATCGGCCACCCATAATAAGCCGGCTAAGTGGGACACGATCGCATCGTCTGCCAACTTACCGATTGCACCAAGTCCAGCATAAATCTCACCCGGTGTCTGTGTCGGAATGCCACGCACAGCCAAGAAGCGACTATAGCGACCCATACCGATACGACGCTGCTTAAGACGACCGCCTTTAGCGATGCCCATCTTAATTTTAATTGCTGCAATCTGAAGGCGTGACCCACGACACCGTGAGGTGAGGATCTCGTAGATTTTATCAAAGATCTCAGTGATCTTCTTACTCAAACGAATCAATCCGTCTAAGAGTTTCTTGGCATACGCACGCAGAGCGCCAGCCACACCCTTACCGTCGGAGAACGACTCAAGCGACGGGATGATATCTTCGCTTTTAACGTTGGCTCGTTGTGTGGTAAGACCGAGCAGAAGCTCAGTGCCAATCTGCATATCTGGGGTTAAAGGTCCACCGTAGTTATCGACTACAGTAGCCCACGACTCCAGTGCGAAATAACGGGTCAGCATTTCTTGTGCTGCCACCAATTCACGATCAAGTCGATTATTTAAATCACGCAAGTCGTATGCAGAGGTATCCACACGCACAATTGGATCTTCAATGGAATCATCGAGACCCTGGGTGTTATCCGTAACCAAATTGGCTGGATCGGTTGGGGTAACTCCCGGCGGCACGTCTAGCTCTGCTGAGCGGTTTTCTAAACCATCCATACTAAAGCTCCAGAATAAAAAGAGGGGTCACTTGGACCCCTCTAGTTTTATGCCACAGGTGGCTCAATCACCGCAGACAATGTCTGTTGAATCGCGCCACGCAGCGCGGTCAGGTATGACATGTAGTTAGCAGTAGATGACATCACGAAGGACAGATAACCCATCGCATCGTTGATCTGAGAGTTGCGTGTAGCAATGGTCTGCTGGTCAGTAGGTGTCAGCGCTTTATCGTCAACGCCTACGAATTTGGTGGTGTAGTTATCCAGCATACGCTTGGACAACTGACGCACTGCGTCGTAAGGACCAGCCAGGTTGACCTGAAGATCAACCACACCCATACCCAGCTTAGCGTATTCAGTCAGCAGGTCACCGCCGATGGTGATGGTTGATTCATTGTCCGGTGCATCGAACGGAGAAACCATTGATGCGCTAACGTCAGCAGCATTGACAGTTTCGTCACCTACGACATTTACACGAACGCCGCCCCAGGTCGGTACCTTAGGCACGTATGACCACAGACCAGATCCAACGCTTACGTCACGTTTCCAACCGTTAGGTGCAGCAGCACATTTAATCTGCTCCAGCTGAGTGAACAAACCAGCGTCAGCTTTCAACAGGCTTTCGGCTTTGAAGATACTGTTCATGATGTTGGACACTTCTTCAACTTTACCAGTCGCGTTTTTCAGCCAGTCCATATACGGACCATCGACGTCACGACGGAATTCATTGAAGGCGCGGGCCAGTTCAGCAGGACCAGCAGGAACCACACCGTTGATCTGAAGCAGCGTTACCGAAGTACCTTCAATCGTAAAGGTATCGCCACGGCGAGCACGCATGAAGTTGGTAACGTCACGCAGCAGGTCGGCCATCTCTTTACGGTTATAGCGAAGCTTCTCGATATAGCGAGCACCGTAATTGATAACAGCAACCACGAAGCGTTTGATGAAGTCGATAGCCATCATCACGTATTTCTTCACGGTAGCACCGATGGAGGCCAGACTAATTGCTTCGGTTGAAACAACGGTGTTAACACCGACAGTTGCAATACCAACCTGAGCAACGCGAGCACCCAATGTATCCGCAACATCATCAATGGCGTCAGCGATAGCTTTCAGACGAGCTACGTCATCACCCTGTGGTTGGGCAACAGGCAGCACAACCGGATCTACCGGTGCAGATGGAACGACAACCGCTGTAGGCGCAGCAGCAGACGCCAGATCGTAGTTATCGGTGCCTACGGACTCAACAGAAATATTGAGCATGTTTTTCTTAGACATTACTGACCTCCGGCCTTTTTAGAGAATGCGTTAAATACGGCCGTAGCAGAAGAAACAACGGTTGAGTAGATATCGAAGTTGTAACGTGAACAGGCTACAGCAGCAGACGCAACGCTGCGCGCCACACCGGTGTACGTCAACAATGCTTCAACCGATTCCGTAGCAGTTTCTGGTTCTTTCTCCAGCTTACGGAAACGCTCAGTGATATCTTTCAGGCTAGCCTGAAGTTTATCGATAGCATCGTTCATGCGGCTGATAGTAACGCCGCTTGAGTTGACTTCGCGGATGATCTGGCTCTGGTAACGTTGATAATCACCCAGGTCCAACGACACCAGTGTATCGGTGTTATCTTTATCGTTGTACTTGGTCTTAACACCAAACTCCGCAGCAGCTGAAAGATGAATCAGACCGATGCCGTAGTTCACAGTGTCAATCGCTTCATCACCATGTGGGTTCATCGCAATGGCCAGCGAGTTAGCACACAGCGGCTCTGACCATTCGATGGTCTTACCGTCAATCTGCTCCACGCGAGACTTGTTGCTACCCAGTGTCAGTTTAGGACGACGGGCACAGACTTTCTCAACTGCGGCTACAGCAGCTTCAGGGGTATCGAAGTTTGCTTTCTCTACCGCGAACAGAACGTCGTTGGCAAAGTCAGCCATCTTCACCTGATCTCCCATCATCGTGGAAGAAATGCGAAGAGTCTGCTCTACCTTAGACAGCCATTCAGCCGGAATCTGGCCGTCTACCAGGATACCTTCCATTGACGGCGTAAACTTAACCGAAAGTAATGGAACGTTCGACAGGCGCTGGATTGTATTCATCACGCGCAGCAGAGGGCGTGAGCTATCCTGAACGCGATTGTAGGTTTTCTTCAACCACGCCAGGACTTTATCCAACAGACGCATAAACGCCTCAAGGAACGCCTTAACGGTGTTGATGATCGTTTGGCCCAGTGATTCCTGAGTAACGATGAAACCGATGTGTTGGTCGTAGATCGATTCTAACGACGCAATGCGGCCTACATGCGATTCTACGCCCACGCTGCTTGTCATGTTAGCAACGGTGGTTGAAATCACAGCAGAGTCGTGCGGGGTCATTGGTGCGCCTTTAGCGGCATCAGCAACGACGTGCTCGTAAATTTGGAAGAGTCCCTGAGACACGTTCTCTAAACGCTTCAGGTGAGTCTCTTCTTTTTCAACGGCATCAGGGTAACTGCTCGCGAAGCTGTTCCCTACCGTCTGCTCAAACTCCGGATAATCTTTCGGAGTGAGAGGGTTGGTATTTGAGACGATCGTCATGTTAAATCCCTTACTAGCTAGTAGTTGAGTAACTCATAAGTATTAGCATAAAACCCCTCCACTGAAGGAGGGGTTTGTATTATGCCTTTAATGACTTGGCGGCTTTAACAATTTCAGCGACAGACGCTTTTGCGAGATCGAACGATTCGTCAATAAGATCAGTTGCTGTTTTCAGTTCTGCGATGAGTTCTTTCTGATTGTCGTCAGAGAGTAACAGTTGGAATGCCCGACGGATCTCAGTTGTTGATAAGCCAACTACAGCACCATAGAGCACCGGCATGGCCAGACCCAGGCTACTTGCAATCACAGACAACAAAGCAGGCACAGCCAGATACAGACGACGACGGTTGCCCGCTTTATCGATTGCGTCTTCAGTGGCTTCACGAGCCTTGAGGAACTTCTGTAGCCCTTTCAGCATGGTGAGCGTACGACGAGCAGCAGCCATTACCTCTTCAGTCGTGACTTCAACTATGTTCGGTGTGGAGCGAATACGAGACAAGGACTCAGTCGAGTCCTTACCATTCAAGGTAATGGACAGTACGTTACCGCCTACGTGCCCCTCGGACAAATACACATCGCCTGAAGTACGTTTGAAATCACCTGGTGCCGGAACTTTAATCTTAGCCATATTGCGGATAGCAAGATCGAACTTAGCATGTGCAGAGAATACTTTACGCATCTGCTCTGCGAGTTCCGTGCTGCAACGCTGGAGATCTTTCGAATATCCGGTGACGAGATATTCGACTACAGTCGCCGTGCGGTCGTTACCAGCGGTCAAACTGCTATAGGTGCCCGCAGTCTGGTAACTGCCTTTACCACCGCGAGGTAGATCGGAGATCAGTTTAGCCAGTTCGTCAGAGGCTTCGTCAATCCACTTTTCAGCCTTTGAGTTGAAGGAGCGGAATACGTCAAGGAAACCTTCCATCGACGCAACGCGGTCATCCTCACTTCCACCAATGGCCGCTTCAATTTGACCCGACAGATAGGAAGTATTCAAGCTATCGTCTTCGCCAATACTTTCTAAACCCAGCGTCGGAATGTCGAGCTGTTTAAACATCAGACTCAGCAAGGATACCGACAGTTTGTTATACCCGTCCTTGCCATGTTGTTCTACAGATGACTGGAGTTCAATGAGGGCTGCCGAGCGAGCATCGTCCTCTTCTGCCTGGTCGGTGATATCGGTCAGCAGTGTTCCTACAGTTTCGAGCGGTGTATCGTCGTACATTTTTAACTCCATTGAGAACATAAAACCCCTCCACGATGGGAGGGGTTTGTTATTATGCTAACCTTAACCAGCAACCTTGGTTGAGATAGCGATCAGCGCAGCAACGTACTTACGAGAAGCGGTAGCAGCATCTTTCACCAGCTCGAACCCGGCAATGACTTCACCAGCTTTCAGGTTCTGTGGGTCCTTAGAGTTAGTGAACTGACGATATACCGCACGACGGTAATCGGCGCTCAGGAGTGCCCATGGACCCATGACTGAGGCCAGGTAAGTCGCACCAGTTACGTGGCGATCACCAGAGTTGTTGGCAGTTTTCTTCATGCCGTCGAACTGACCGATGAAGTTGGAAACCGCATCAACCACCTTAGTGGCTTCGTCCAGCGCAGCAATAGCTTGTGCACCAGTAACTTCGCCTTCGTGCTTCTCACGCACTTTGACGATGTCCGACTCGGAGTCACGACCGTCCAGGGAAAGTGCCAGTGCGAAGTCGCCCAGCAGCGGACCAGACGCTTTACCGTCACCCATACCAGATGGAGTGTTCTGGTTGAACGATGCCGGGAAACCAACTTCGATGCCACTGATTTTACCAGCAACAGTTTCGTAGTGGTTATCGCCGTCAGCCAGTTCTTTACCCATGTCGGTCAGAACTTTGGCAGCAACGTAGGCTTTCTTACCGTAGGTGTCCAGAACGTCAGTCAGCGTGCTAGCAGAGAGACTAGCGATTTTTGAGAAATCGCCTTCTTCACCCGGCAGTGTTACGCTCGCAGACTTGTTCTTGTCTTTGATAGCCGCTTTAGCAGCAGCGATGTTACGACGTGAGCTAACCACCCAGTCTTTCATCTTGCTGTTGAATGAACGGAAGATATCGAAGAAGCCTTCGGTTGAAATCTGAAGCTCGCCATCGATAGACTCGATAGTGGCTTGCAGACGACCCAGTGCGTAGTTGGTTGCGTTCTTACGATCGCAATACGCCAGGGACTCCAGACCGAGGTCGGTTTCATCCAGACCCGCTTCATTGGTAACATGATCAGTTACGGTCTGAAGGATCTGAGCAGCATCGTCGCTAAGGCCGCCGTTCTGAAGTGCGGTTTCCACCAGGGACTCCAGACCAGTCAGCAGTTCGCGTGCACTAACCAGAGACTCCTGAGAAGCTTCGAGATCTTCACCAACGTCTTCGAGATCGTCGAGTTTATCGTCGTCTTCGTCACGTTCATCGGTGGAGTCGTTCAGTTCGTCAGCAGCGCCGTCGTCCTGGTCAGCCGGTTGAGTTTCTTCAACCACCGGTGCAGTTTCTTCTGGCTTAACTTCGCCGCCTGCCGCAGCCACGCCAGCGTCAGCTACAGTATCAATTGCCTGAGCAATTTCAGCAGCATTGTCTGGGTTAGCAGCGATCAGATCGGCAGCAACCTGTGCAGCTTCAGCCGGAGTGGCAGCAGCGTCACCAGCGTTAGGACCTGGAGGGGTATCACCAGTAGGACTCTGAGCAACGGTATCAACAGCCGCTTGTGCAGCCGCATCAATAGCGTTACCAGCAGCATCAGCAGGGACTTCACCCGGAGCCAGTGCGCCAGCGCCATCGGAACCATCAACAGCAGCGCCGTCATTAACAACAGGTGCTTCAGCAACAACCGCAGCTTCTTCTACTACCGGGGCAGCGGCTGGCGCAGCAGGGGCAGCAGCTTCAACCACGGCAGCCTCAGCAGGTGCACCTGCGGTTGCAGCGCCTACAGCGGCAGCAACAGTTGCAACCTTAGCGATATCTTCCGGCGACAGGTTTTCCTGAGAAACAGCAGACTTCTCAGTGCTGGTTGTTTCTTTAGGAGTTGCGCCACCTTCGATAGCCGAGTCCTGAGTAGAGGTAGTGTTAACTGGGTCGGCTTTACCTTCACCAGTTTTACCTTCT